ACTGCTTACCGTGCCTCTGATTGCATAGAAATTATCAGTCTTAGTAAATCCATATTTATAGTTATCATCCCTTGCGCCACATATATATGTGCTGTTAGATTTAACATATAACCTAATATCAGTATTAGTGTTTTGGTCAGGTAGTACTTCCGTGTCGAAATAACAGTTACCGTCAATATTAAGACCTCCAATATTCGTATGCGGTTCGGACGGCTGTACTTGTTTTGCTATAACCTCTACCGTACACTGTGCTTTATGATTACCATCATTTGTTGTAACCGTGACGATTGATGTTCCGACGGTTTTAGCTGTTACCGTTCCGTTCTGTACTATTACGTTAGAGTTATTAACGCTCCATTTCACAGACTGATTTGTTGCTGTTGATGGTTTTACTGTCGCGATAAGCGTCACGCTTGAATCAACTTCAAGTGTCATTTGTGATTTATTTAATTCGACGCCCGTTACCGGTACAATTTCAGGGACTTTTTTCTGAATTGTAACATCACAGGTAGCGGTATATCCTCCATCATCTGTCTGTACTGTAACTACTGCACGTCCAGTTGATTTTGCTGTCACTGTACCGTTTGATACTGTTATATTATCGTTACTTGCTAACCATTTCACAGACTGGTTTGTCGCATTAGATGGTCGCACTGTCGAAGTAAGTTTCTGACTGTCTCCTACCTGCATACTGAGTGTTGACTTATCCAATGTGACACCTGTCACTGGTACAGTTGCTGGAGCGACCGATTCTGTATAACCGATACCTAAGTCACGCAAACGTTGGTCTACAAGTGGAGCGTAGAACTTTCTGTACCATGTTTCCGTCGGATGCACTCCATCACCGACACCTGTATTTGCGTTGCGTGTATATTTGCTCTTATTCTTGGATGTCATAGCAATTTGAGAACATTTTCTCATATCAAGGTATGGCATATTCCATTTATCACAGATTTCAATTGCTTTTGAATAGATACTGTCCACGTAAGAGTTGTCTTTTGCGAAGCTGTGTGGAATAATATACAGTTTGACAGCCAAAGGATACGTATCCATGATATATTGCAATGCACTTTCCATTGCTCCACAAAACGTTCCAGTGTTGTACGAAGCATCGTATCCGGATTCGATTGAGCCGATTGGAATGCTATTATTTAAGTCATTCACCCCACCGTCAAATATAATTGCATCGGGCTGTCCAATATATGAACGAATTTGAGATATAATCGGAGTGTGTGCAGGGTTATTTGAAATAGCGATATTCGCACCGGACTCAGCGTTATTAATCCATGTACCATCGGGATATTTTTCTTTCAGCGGTTGAACGATGCCTGTTCCCTCTTTCCATCCCCAGCCGGCTATAATGCTATCGCCGAAGGCTACTATTGTTTTTCCTTTGTACGGACTTGTTTCTACATTTGTTGAGCCGCTGCCACCACTAAAATCTTCAAGTGTTGCCATTCGCTTAACAACTCCTGGGGCAAAGCACATATACACCATTTGTTTTTGAGATTCATTGTCAATAGATACCGCCCACTCGCCGGGAAGCATTTTTGAGGGGTCAAAGTCAACGCTCTGCCCTCGTCTCATTTGAATTGCCATAAGTTACACCTCATTCTCGATTACACTTTTTGCATATGCGTCAAGCGTTAATATCGCTGATAATGCATTATCATCTACAACCACACGATTTACCCTTGCATTTGGATTAATAACTTTGCCTTCACTGTTAATTTCGTCATAAGTTATTGCCATTCTTTTTACAGCTCCATCCTGTGCTATTGCATAACCTTTAATATTAATCATAATCAATTACCTCGCTTTCTGCTGAATATAGCAAATTGTCCATGTATTCCGTTGTTTCCGATATGATATTGTTTACCGTGTTATCTCGCTTTTCTTTGTACTCCTCTACGTTAAAACGTTCAAGCCTAAGTGTGTCATATTCTTTTTGAATTGCTTTCACTTCCCAACCAAATTTCAAGTTAGGAGTTCCTTCAACCTCAAAATAGGCTGAATTTCTATTTAAAATATAGCAATCTCCTTTGCCATACTTTTGCAAAAACACTTGATACTTGCACTCGGTGTCTATTGTTTCCGCAAAAATATCATCTAAATAAATTAGGCACTTGCCTGTTTCGTCCAAAGTTGCTTCTCCAATATCTCCAAACATTGGTGATGGCATTTCATAACAATACAGTAAGCGCTTATCATAATCTTCCGTATCTGTCAATCTGCTCTTGGTGCCTGAGCAGAAAAACATTCCCGGGTTGAGCATTACCATTTTTTTATAGTTTGTGTCACCACCCGAGTCATATAAGTCTATAAATCCCTCGTCTTGATTTCCAGCAAAAAATGTTGTTTTTCCGTTCGGATGATAGCCATATATATTGCACCCGGTTATGGAAAAAAGTTGTTCTGATTTTGGAACACTTATCTTCAATGTGCCTGTATCGTTCGCTGATTGCAACTGTATCTTAACGCCTGTTAATGTTCCTGTTTTTATAGCATTTGCACTTATTTCTAGTGCGCTCACATATTTACTTGTAACAGTGTCTTTCGTAATTTGAGTAACTTTAGCAGTAGTGTCAGCCACATTATCCCAAGCAATTTTCACACTGCTATCAAGTGTAATACCTTTATTATCGAGCGTTACAAGTGTATTTCCGTTTGCATCTTTGACATACTGCTTGCCGTTTACATTATTCTCTCCGCCTAAAGCAAGTGTTCCACCATGCGCCCAATCAAAATTAATGCCGACAGCCGACATGATGTTGAATACAGCATTTCCGTCTTTGTCGACTCCTGCTTTCCATGTTTTGCCGTAATCATTTGAAACCGCTAAGCCATTAGCTGTCATTTTCCACTGTATGTTACTCGAATTAAGGTCGGCTTTATTGTGCATAATGTAAACAATTGAGCCATCCTCTTGCACTTGTTCAGTCTTAAAAAGTCCGAGCGATTGAGACATTAGCTGTGTCAGCAATTGCATTTGCTCGTCATATACACTTAGTTGTGCCTGCGCAACTTTCCTAGCTTGCACGACAGCCTTTGTCTCATTACTGAATTTGTCGGCACTATTTCTTGAAGCGTTTTCGGCATCACATGAAATTTTTGTGCCGCTTCCAACTGTAAATGTTCGGTTAGAAATAAAACAGCTATAGGTATTCTGCTTGCGGTCTGTCACAAGCGCCACATCTCCGCTCTCAATCAGTGGGTTTGACAAGAGTGTAGCGTCAAGCGGTCTGAACCTCATGCCACCGATTTTTTTGAAAATATAATTTGCAACTGCCTGTGCCCTGTCTGCCGAAATAAACGGATTATCAGAGATTGAGACTACATATCCCTCTTTTCCGGCAAGAGCATTAACATCTTTTGTCTTATCCTCTTTTGAGGTTACAGTTACCTTTACCCCAGTGATAACAACATCATCGGTTGCAACATTCAAATCCTTTTGCGTGTAAATATTGTGGTAATTTCTCGCTTCTGTAAATGTTCCACCATCAACGCTATCTCCACTTGAATAGTCGGTAAAATTTCCACCATCAACACTATCTCCGTCAGAGTATGGTGTAGTTTTTGTGCTAAAAGTTCCGCCATTGTAATTTTGGCTCCCAAACTGGCTCATATCATACCAACCGATAAGCAATTCGCCATCGTGACCGCACTTGCCCCATAATCCGCTTAACTGCAAGATGTAGGCTATCGCCTGTCCATATGTGAGCTTTTGATTATCACTTGGTATCTCGTTAATCGTGTAATCAGAGTTATCAAATCTCGCCATAGTAAAAGGTACATCGCACTTAATACAAGCGTCTCTGACTACCTCATACGCTGTCGTAGGGTAGCTTAAATTGCTGTCATACTCACGATTGAAATTATTAATATTGTCAAGGCAAGTAAGTGTTATGAGTGAGCCGTCATAGCTCGTCTCGCTGACTCTATACTCACCGATTTTTAGTTTTTCGGTTGTGCCGTCAGAAAAGCTTTTTGAAACATATGCTGTTACGCTTGCCTTATCAAAATCATACTTACTGTAATCTTCATAAATATTATTCAGCTTAATTTTCAGTTTTCCGGCAATCAAAGCCCCGATTGTGAAAGTGCCATTGCTTGATGTTGAATCATTAACCTCGAAGCCGTTCGCCCACAGCTCACTATCACTAATAGGGATTTTTTCACCGCTTGCCGTAACTATGTCGGCAAAACAATTTACGTTTATGTCATTGTCGAGCATTACTGCCCTTTGCCATTTAGCCGATACGTTAAGCATTAAATCACCGCCTTATACTTCTATGAGGTCAAAACTCAATGTCTCATACCTCTTATTGTTAATAGTCCATATCTTGATAGGTGCGCTCCTATCGCCCACATAGAACGTGCGTGTTTCGTCAGTGCCACTCATAGCGTCAGGATATGTCACTCTGATATATTCGGGGTTTACCATTTGAAGTATCTTTGCTGTCCTAGCCGTGTCTGTACCACTCCATGACAATTTAAGCTGTCGTTTCTGTGCTATTCTGTTTTTATGCATTTGAGCGTCCTGTGTACGTCCACTGTCGCTTGCAGACACATCAATCATGCCCCATTCAAAAGTTGACGGAGTAGGTAATTCCACTCCGTCTACTAACATCATTGCCATATTGTTACCTCGTAAAAAGACACCCACGCAAGGGTGAGTGTCTTAGCCAAATTCATTTGCTACAATATATCGTTGTCCATGCTTTGCCTTGCCTACCTGTGTCATGCGATAGAGGGTTTCGCTGTCACACTTAAACACATTTTCAATGATAGGCGCAGGGTTTCCACCGGCATTATAGTTCATCATTACTTGTGCCATACCCTCCATGACAGCCTGTTTAATTCCTTCGGTGATTTGTTGGTTATTTGCTACCACGTTTTTGCCATTTGAGAACCTACCGACTAACTCGTTATGATTAATAAAAGCCATGCCGTCCTCTCCCCTTGGGAAAATTCCGCCACTAGCAAGCCTTGGAATATGCACTTTCGGAACCAACGATACTCCGCCCCAATTTGTACCGGCCACCTTAGCAGCCATAGAAACAACTTTGTTAAATCCTCTTAATAAAGAGTTAATTCCACTGACAACAAAATTAACCCCATTCTCTATTTTTGAAATAACGTAGTTCATAGCTCCTGTAACGCCGCCTCTTATTGAACTCCACACATAATTAAACGCGTTTGTAATTCCATTTTTCATAATATTAAAGCAGTTTACAACAGGCGAAATAACATTGCCATTAAACCAACCCGCCACACTTTGCCAAGTAGATATAACAAAGTTCTTTGCTACGCTAAGTGCCGATGTTATGCCAGCTTTCAACATATTAAAAAAGTTTGAAATCGGTTGTATTACTGTACCGCTAAACCAACTTGCCACCCCTTGCCACGTTGAAAAGACAAAATCTTTTGCTGTCTGTATCGTTGTCTGTATAAACGTTTTTAAAAAATTAAACAGATTTGAAATTGGAGTAATTACATTATTATTAAACCAGCTTGAAGCTACTATCCAAATTGCTTGAATTATTATCCAAACACCTTGAAAAATCTGTTGTGCTCGTGTAGCAAAGCCTTTAAAAAAGCCAACTATCGGTTCAATTACTGTGGAACTGAACCATTTCGAAGCTCCTTGCCACACAGCTACTATGTCTTTCCATAAAGAACCGAAAAAGCCACTTATGGTTTTCCACATATCTTTAAAAAATGAAACTACAGGCTCAATGACATTTCCATTGAACCATTCGCCAACTGTTGAAAATAGTTCACAAATTGTGTTCCAATTATCTTTTACCACAACAACAATCGTTGCAACTGCTGCCACTATTGCTCCAACAATTACTGCTGGCAATGCTGCCACACCGGCTAATATTGCTCCGATTGTGGCCAATGCAACACCTATTACCATTAAAATCTCATTCACCCAGCTAAATCCGTCTTTTAGCATTTTGACAAAATTTACGATAGATAAAATTGTTCCGGCTATTGCCGAAAAAGCAGAACCGATTGTTGCTAATAGGTCTGCTGCTCCTGTTCCGAATGCAGCCGTTATTGCATCACCCAAACTCAAGCCACTGAATAATCCCTCTATGAGCAATCCAAGATTTGTTGATAGTGAAGCAAAAATGACTTTAAATGCTTGCATTATTGCCGTTCCAATGCCAGCTCCCTCTACAAGCTCAAATCCAATTTTTGAAGCTATTGCCTGTGCTATCGCTTTTGATAATGATTTTCCAATAAAAGCGAGTGCCACTGAACCCAATTTTAACGAAATTATCTTTTTTATCAGCAATGTACCAACTATTATCTCAACAGTTTTAATGTCCAAATTGCTTAAAAAGTCCGTAATTCCTTTGAGTATGTCTTTCCACGACACATTTTTAATTGCCGTGGTTAGCATGGTGTATATTCCTTGCACCCATGCATTAATAGTTTTTGCTAGTAACGCAAAATCAAAATTCTCAAAAAATCCATTAATGCCGTTAGCAATCGACAAGCCAAAATTAGTCCAGTCGAATGTTGTACCGAATGAATTGAGGAAATGTAAAGCTGTGTTCAGCGAACCAGCTATTGTTGCACCCAAATCATAAAAGAGTCTTGGGCTGATTAAGCCGTTAAGGAAGTCTGCAAGTCCTTTTCCGAAATTGTCAGCTTTCTGATATATCTTCTTCCAATCAATGCTCTCCATAGCACTAGCAAGAGCGTCACCGATGTACTTTCCGAGTGAGTATAAATCTTTGATTGATGATTTGTATTTTTCAAGCAATCCATCTGTCTTTTTCAGTGAGCTATCAACACCACCGCCAGCTCCACCGCCACCTGAACCGCCACTGCCTGAACCGCCACCACTGCCACTATCGCTGTTATCGTCAAGTGCGTGTATCTCATCTATGCTAAGCAATGTCTTTTTCAGTTTTTGCGCTTTCTTGTTGGAACTATCAGCGTTATCACCAATATCGCCTACTCCGCCAGCTATGTCCTCCATGCCATCAACAGTAGCACCGCCACCGCTTATCTCGATAGTCCAACCGAAAATTGCTCCGAGTGCGTCAGCTACAGTTCTTGTGAAGCTGATAACTTTGAGCATTACTTTACTTAAGGCTTGAACAAATGGCTTTAAAGCATTGATTATTACGCTACCTATGATACTGCCCCACGCTTGAAACTCTTGCTTAAGGACTCTTACACTATTCGCCCATGTCAATTTGTTATCGTAAAGGCTTTTTATCCTCTACTTCTTATAGTTTCCTATAAGTTCAGCGTACATTTTCAACCACAAAAATAAGACGCATCTCTACGTCTTATGGTTGTCGAGCACTCTTGGGAAGATTATATTTATTCACTTCCTACGCGTTACAGTGTCAATCAGCCTTTCGCTATCTGATTGATTACCTCGGTATTGACTTATTGACTTATCCATTTATATCCGTATGCTGTCCTGTCGGGTTTATCAACTACTTTGTGTATGGCTTTGTAATTGACCCCCAACGCTTTGCCAGCGTCAGATATTCTATCATACTCCTTGACTACTTTATTTGTTTTTATGTCAATTTGAGCTATTTTCCTACCCTTTTTTAGTTTAGTATACATGCTCAAATCTTTTATCGGAAAATCTTCTTTATAGACAAAAATATATCCATTGGCATTTTTATAACGATGTTTCAATGCCCCTATCAGTGTTGTCCTGTTTGTTCCTGTTTCGGTTGAAGCCTGTGCTATGCTATCAAATTCTTTGATATAATTGCCTTTTAGGTCACATTGAATAACTTTTCTCTGATTGATAGGTTTTGGCTTTACATATGTCTTAGCTCCATTAGCTTTATATTCATCTTCAAACATGAATTGATAGCCTTTACATGTCAGCATTTTGTTTTTGCAACATAATAATACATCAACATTACCAAAACCATATTTCTCGGCTTCCATCGCACTATCGTATCTTTCTATGAATGTTCCGTCTTTATCTAGCCTTACGACAGCTCTTGCATTGTGTCCACCAACACTGCCCTTATTCTCATTATATCCATCTCTGTATGTGTTATACAAAGATATATAAAATCTTTCAAGTCGCAATGCTTTCTGTGGACTATTGCATTTATCAATCACTTCCCATTCAAAGTTGTCCTTGCCATATTCTTCAATTGCTCTGTGAAATAAGCAATCCTCTTTTGGCGAACACCTTAAATGTTGTTGAACCCTGGCGTGATAGTTTACTGTTTGTCCGATATATAATTTTCCGTTTACTTTATTTGTAGCCTTATAGATATAATACGTTCTCATTAAATCACCTCGAACATATTATATCAAAGTATGTTGTCTAAATCAACTTAGTTTTCACCGACTTTGCTCGATTTTTCATCAGCATATTACTATGCTGCGCGACACATGAAACTAACGTTTCGTTTATCGGCTGTTTTGGCGAAGTCTCCCTGTGCAGCTTGCGTATTTGCCATGACATAATTATATCTTAGCAATACCTTTTCAGCTTGCGTCATTGACTTGATGTTTGCGTCAAGTCCGTTTTTCATAGCCCACTCTGAAAGTGTGGCTTGCGTTAAATCAAGTCCGTATCTCCTTAATGGTGCGATTGTTCCTGTAAAAATGGATTGTAAGCTCTTTGCAACATCAGCTTGGTCTACATCGTAGAATGAAGCCATATCACCGGCCAACCTTGTAAGATTAAGCGACATATCAGCCATACTGTCTGTGGTCTTGTATAGCGTGTTATTTTGGCTCATAAGAGCTTTATTTGCCACTGCCGTACTATTTGCCACTTGCTCTGATGAAATACCTATAGAAGTACCTAGTGCTTGGAAGCGGCTCGATATTTGCTTAACCGTCAGCTCTGACATTCCGAAGTCTTGAATTGATGTTTTTGTAAAATCATCAACCTTGCTTGCCATATCGCCAAACGTGGTATCAACTACGTTTTGAACCTCTGTCAATTGGCTCGCTAAATCAACTGCACTGCCTATTTTTCCTACAGCCCGCATAACCATCCAATAAGTTGCGTAAAACTTACCGATAGTTGAAGCCAAGCCCCTAAATCCACTTCTTGTACTCTTAATCGACTTGGTTGTGTTTGAAAAGCCTGTTACAAGTGACCTACTAGCCGAACCAACTTTTGAGCCTTGTTGCGACAGATTAGCAAGTGCATTAGTCATTTGAATTATGTTATTGCTAACTCTCGGTGCGTTAGATAATGTTGTCATTACCTCTTTTAAGGCACTGCCAAGGTTTCTTATGTTATCCGCAGCATATCCGGCTGATTTTGAACCAAGCTTTGAGATTGATGCTGTTAGCTGTGTAATCTCTGCTGATTGCTTTGAGATACTCGCAAAGCCCGACAATTCTGTTGCCATGCTCTTTAAAGCATTTGCCGAGCTGACAAGTCTTGCGGTATCAAGATTGCCGAGTTTCTCCATGTTAGTCGCAATCTTGCTAAATGTACGTGTGTCAATACTGCTCACACTTCTGAGCGATGTTGCAAGTTGTGACATTCCACTCGCAAAGTTGCTTATGCTTGCACCATTGAGGGAATTGAGAGTACTTCCAAGCCCTTGCAACTTGCTTTGTAAATTGCCTATGGCTTTAGTCGCTTGTTGTGCGTCCGACTTGATTTGAAGCTCAATGCTCTCTGCCATTATCTCACCTCCCTGTAATAAAAAAGAGCTACCCTAAAGTAGCTCTCATGTATTTATCCTTTGAGCAGATAGTATGTTGTAATCAATCCAACATATCCATCTTGCTTAAGCCCCCTATTCTTTTGAAATACCATGACACATTTAGTGAGATAATCCGTCCACTTGCCGTAATCAGTATCAAGTTTATAAAAATGATACTTGTCATGCAGAGTTTTTCTCAACCACTTAAAGGCTGTCGGGCAGTTATGTCTCTGACCGCTCCACAAATTGTGATTTTTAGCAAATCTCTGTGAATTGGCTCCAAACTTGCCATCTTCTTTCAGTGCATCAGCTCCTTTGAGGTCGAAGCCTACATTCATGGCATGTTGCCATTTCCTTACATCATCATTATCGAGGTAATATTCCTCATTGCCTTTCCAAGCGTTATTCTTTACCGGAGTTACCGTTGGTGCCGGAGTTACCGTTGGTGCCGGATTATTCTCTATTCCGTCGCCCTTGTCAAGCTCAATATAGAATAAGTTAGCGTCAGTGCTGTTATTCAGACCGCTACAAGTAAATGCGCTCGAATACTGCCAGCCATACAGAGGATGCTGTATAACAGGTTTCTTTGCGCTATTAGGTTCATCACCAATAGACATTCCCTTAGTTGACGGATAGCGTGCAATCCAAAACGGACAATTAATCTGATTTGCGTATGGTGCAATATACTGATTGTAAAAGCTAAGCCCTGTGTATACACCAAAGTTAAGCCCGGCGCTCTTGATAACACTCTGATATGTGTTGATAATATCAATAAGCGTCTGTCCGAGTCCTTGCTGGCATCTGTCCTCTACATCAAGCCATACAAATGTCTTTCTTCCGGCAAGTACCTCAATCACTTTCTGTGCATCCGTCTTTGCCTTATCTACTGTTGTAGCGTATGAGTAGTTGTAAACACCTTGTATTGGCATTCCTACATCAGTACAGCCTTTCCAATTCGCTTCAAAGGTTTTATCCGGATTAAGGTCTCTGCGGATTATTTTCAGGATTGCAAATTGCACTCCGGCCCACTTAACCTTACTCCAATCAATATTGCCTTGATATGACGATACGTCAATTCCTTTATATGCCATATTTTCACCTCATTAATCAGGACTTTCAGGTAATCCCGACTGTCTTAATGCGTTAATTCGTTGCTTCATTTCATAAACGGCAATTTCCTCATTAGACTCCTTATATTTAGGCTCGTTATCTTTTGAGTATTGCTCATTTAACGATTTTTCGATGTATTTTGCTCTTGCCTTGTTGCCATTTAAGGCTCTGTCGATAGCTGTAAGAGTTGCGCTTATTCCGTATGTGCCCCACCAAGCCCACATGTTTGAGTCAGCTTCTTTTTGCTCGAGCACATAAGCCTTTGAATAAGGCTCTAAATCAGCCGGACAAGACATATCTATGTCCTCAACGCTAAATCCATAGCCTTTAGTTGCCAAAAGCCAATATGGGCGGATTTCATTGCAATACACTTCCCATGTAAGCTCTTTTACTTCTTGATTGGTTTCTTCTTGGCTGTCTGTACCTCTTTCGCCAGCATCTTCGATAAAAAACTGTTTTTCTCCATTTCAGCCGACAAATCATTGTAGAGTGACTGTAAATCTCCACCCTCTTCATTCTCCGGGTCAAGGTAATCGTCAAGTAAATCGTATACCTTTACAAGCTGTTTCTCTTTTGCTTCTTTATCATCAAATTCAAAGCCAAATTCGTCAGCATGGAATTTCTGCAAACCTACAAGTAAAAACTCCGGTAAAAATTCAAGCATGTTGTCAATGACTTCAAGCCCCTCGCCCTGTTGTTCCATTCCTACAAGCCTTGGAATAATCTTATTCTTAACTACCGGTGCATATCCGAATTTAACTGTATATTCTTTTCCATTTAATTTAATTTTCATTTTATCTTTCCCTTTCTCCCTAATTTATATAGGGAAAGAGGCAGTATTAAAACTGCCTCGATTGCCTTACTATATTGTATCTTCAAGTTCGCTGTCAGCCGTGCTATCATCATAGCCAACCGCTACGGCTTTTTTCGATTGGCTCATGATTTTTTTGTGAGTGTGATTGCTGTTGGATAACCTTGGTCATCTTTTGTTACCGCAACATCGTAGTTATCCTCAATCCACTTAGGCACTGTCTGAACTGATACAGTCGCAGTTCCTGTTAAGTGGTCAGCAGATGCCTCACCTGGGGCGAATGACTCTTGACCGATAAAAGCGCAGATACCCTCTGAACCTTTTCCGTCTGTACCATAGAGAATGATAAAATCGAGCTTCTTGCCCTCGTTAGTTACCATCTCGTCTTTGTACTTCTTCTCAAAAGCTCCCTCAACTTCCATAGAACCGGCTGAACGTCTACCCATTTCCTGTGTCTCTACTAAATCCTCAAGAGTCGAAGTATCTACCATGTTCTGTGAGCCGAATGGTGAGGGAATTGTTTTTGCTCTAAGTAAGAGCTTGTAAGTTCCAGCCCAATAATCGCCACTTGTGACGGATGAGCTTGGTGTCTTGTAAGCAATTCTACTTTTTAATCCTGTTGCCATTTGTATTACCTCCTAATTTTTCATAAAAAATAAGAGCCAAAAGGCTCTTATAATCTATCATTCCAATCGAATGACCGCCTAGCACGTAATGTTGCAGTCCATATTTTGCCGTTTTTTCTAGCGAATGGGGCTGGTGCCAGCTTGAATGACATAGCTTTGTATTCATTAGCCACTGTCTGTGCCACATTCAAGGCTTCTGAACGGCTTTTATTCGTTGTAACAATTACTTGTGCCGTAAATAACACTGTATTTATTCTTTCGCACTCTAAATCCTCATTCTGTTCTATAGGTTCGAGTGCTTGAACTAGCACTGTCGGGAAACTAGCCGTTGCACTGTCCGACTGTTCCTCTTGCGTGAATTTTAGCTTAGGATATCTATTTTTCAATTTTTTCTCACATCGGGTTTTTACAATCGCATATGTGAGATTTTCAAGGTCATATACCCATTGATTTTGACTTGCCACTTTATCTCACCTCAACTAAAATTTTTCCGTGCCGTTCTCATAATGTCATTTTCCATTTTTAAAAATGCGTTATACATCGGCATTGTAGGTGTAATGCCGTATGAATGGTGTAATTCTCCGCTTTCGTCTCTCCAATACCAACCCTCGCTATCAAATGCGTGTGTTTGCCCCGGAAAAGTTCCTTGACCGCCTCTTGTATCATTGAAGTGTGGCTTAGCTCTCCAACCTGAGCCGTATTCAGCCATAAGCAAAGGCGATACATCAACTGTCTTAAGTCCGTCTGCTGTCTGCCATGTGCTTTGTATCTGCCCTGTTTCAGTAGCAAGCACAATTGCTGTGCAGCCGTCTGTTGTATCTTTAATTTCGTAACTAAACGTAATATAGTGTCCAAAATTGCCTGTATTCGCTCGCGCTACAGCGATTCCATTACTAGCAAGCTCTCCAACAAACGCTATGCACTTGTCCTGCAAGCGGTCTTTATACCTTTCAAGCTTGTCTATCGCATCTTGTATAGATTTTTCTGTCAGAGAAACGTCAATCTTCATAATTACACTTCTTTCACAACTGCTTTGAGCATGTATTTAACTGAATAAAGAGAGGGCTTGACTCCCACTATTGTAAAATCTGCGGAAGTTGAATCAACTAATCCGTTTTCGTTCTTTGTAGGCTCGCTATCAAGCCAAATAACGTCACCTTTTTTAAAAGGGTATTCTCCTCTGTCTGTCAGCAAAACAGCATCAAAATCAGCCACATTAAAGCCATATTCCTTGTTCTGTGCTTCTCCACCGTCAAATGATATGTTCGCCCGAAAATCAACCGGCTCCGAAAAGCCTGTTTCTTCGTGTGTGTAATATATTTTCTCTCCGTCCTCTGTTTCGTAAAACTTTAGATTTCCGTCCTCGTCTTTTTCATAGACTGTGACAGTTTGGTCTTGGAGCGCGTATTTCATGGCTTGCTTATTGATATCAAGCATTTTTCTTTACCTGTTTATAAATCTGATTAACACCGGTACTTGCCATGCCCGACACAATGCCAACTGCTATTGCATCAAGGATGTTGTCCGCCGGATAACCGGGAATTACAAACATCCCAACGATACCGAGTACTCCACCGGCTACACCTACGATAATAGGAATAATATTATCTTTGACCTGTGGTATCTGCTTTGAAGCATATCCGATTAAATAAGTAATTACCATAATGGCAACTACTGTAGGTACTTGTGTAAAGTCCATCAGCTTTTACCTCCTTTGCCTAAATGGATTTCCTCAATCTCATTTTTCATTTTCGTTACCACGCCATTGCCACCGAGTGCGTGGTATGCGTCATACATCTCGCAAAAGTTCTGATACGCATATGAGGGAATTTCGCCAAGCTTCATGTACTTGTCATGGTATTCGATAAGCTGTACTCGTAAAAGTAACATTGTACCTTTTCCGTTTGCTTGTCGTAGCTTCTTTTCCTCTTCAATGCGCTCGTTTCTTTCTTTTGTATCTATTGCTTTTTGCTTTTTCTGCTCTTGTAAAAGCCAAACAATATAACCCAAAAGTGCTGTCAGGACAATTGGCAAGGCAATAATGTATGTCTGATAGATTAAATTATTCATCTTACAGCCTTTCATCTTTGGTAATTGGCACACCGCCCACCACCACTTAATGTGTACCGCCTGCTACCATGTTACCGACATCAGTAAAATGGTAACGCACAATCTTCTTATCTTTTTATATAATGCCCTATAGGCAAGATTTATAGCACTTTGACAAAAGGAAAAACTCCAACAAACAGCTTATCTCTGTCTTTCCATGTACGGCTCACTCCGCCCTCACTTAAAGCGCTCATGTAGTTCTCACCGGCTTGTGAATGGTCGTAGATAGCAAGATTGATAACGACATTTTCAAACTGCTTTAAGTCAGCAGTTATATCATCATCAGTGAAAGTGTCCGGATAACACCTTTTTGCTTTTACATCTTCCGTGGCCTGTTTAATGAGCTGTTCAATGAGTGGGTTATCTTCCTTTTTATCGAATACAACCACATCAGATGTTGTATCATCATCATTCGTGACTGTATCAATATGAAATTGTTTGAGTCTGATTTTGACTTGTTCTAATGTGGTGTATTCCATGCCAAGCTCCTTATAATCCAAACTTTTCAATTAACATTTTTTTCAAGTCGCTGCCATTTATTTCTGCGGCATTTTCAATACCATTTCCGCTCGCAAGCTTCTTTAGGTCGGCTGTTGACATTCTGTTAATTTCTGTCTTTGTGTATGGTGTTTCAGGTGGGTTCATAAAATCAGAAGGCACCGAATTGCTATTGCTTTCCGGTACCTCGTCTCCGACTTTATACCACACTCCATCATGCTTTATAGAGTGCGTTGCTATCATAAGCCTTAATCCTCCTTAACTTTGAGAACCATAACGCTATCCATACCCTCGAATGTAGGTAATCCAATCATAGATACGATACAGTGAGTATTGATAGGATGATTTGTAGCATATGTGTATACAGATACACCGGTCTCAACAAGTGAGAGGTTTCCGTCTGTGATACTTCCGCTTCTTTCCTCTGGAGTCTTACCGAATGTGTAATCGCCAAGGAATACTCCGGCAGACTGTGCAGATACAATGCCTGTTGGTACAAAGTACTGTGTCTGTCCTGTCTCATCAACATAGAGCTTATCGTATACTTCAATCTCGATACCATATCCTCTAAGGTATTCAGTAACCTGTCCTTGCTGTAATCTGATACCGCCATTGTAAGCAGTGATACCGAGTACCTGTTTCTTTGTGTCCTCTGCCTTAAGCACCATTTCCCAAGTCTCTGTATTCATGGTGAAACGTGTAAGTGAGTAGCCTGTAGCCTTTGCAAAGTCTCTACGAGCTGTGATAAGGTCATCAAGTGGTGCACATGTGGTAGGCTTATCCCATGCACTTGTGCCGGTAATTGGCTTAAAGTGCTTTCCCTTATGCTCTGCGCCATTGTCGGCTGTGTAATCAACGACATAGTTCTTACCGCCAAGCACAACCTTTACTTTTGGTACACCATCTGTAGGTGCAAGTAACTGCCAAATCTGTCTCTCCGGTACAACTAATGCACCCTCAATTAACATCATTGGTTTCTTAGAGATTTCACGTAATACGTTATTGGCAAGACTTGAGTTTTCAGAAGTTCTGTAATTGTCATACTCCTGTTCCTCTTTCTCTGTTACCATATATCCCTCACGATAGAACGGCATAGAGTTCTGAATGTCAGAGAAACCTCCAACATCTCTTAACTCTGCCTGTGCGTCAAAGTTTGAAGCTTTGAGCGATACCGGCAGTCCGTTCTTACCCTTGATAAATCTAAGGTCGAGTGAGTCCTGTTTACGTGTTCCGAATTTTTGTCTGCCAAGATAAGGGGCAGTTCCTAATGTCTTTTTGTAGTTATCCCACATTACACCGAGGCTTCTCGCTGTAAATGCTTCTGCTAATGGTAATGCCATGTTCTTCTACCTCCTTTTAGACCTGACTTGCTACAATCTTTGGCGCACCATAGAAAGTAACTCTAGGTGTTGCAGTTCTAGCTGCAACTGCGATTGAAAGTGACTTAACTTTCTCCCAATCAATAGTTCCCTGATATACATATGTTCCAGGTGCGTCACCCATTGTTACATCTACATCGTGTAACAGATAACCCTTGCACTCTGCATCATTGCTTGGGAATGGTGTACCGGCTGGTACAATCTTCATTCCGTTTGTGTCTGCGCTTTTTACCATAGTCTGTGGTACAAGGCACGCTGCACCCTCATAAGGGAAAAATTTTAAAATTCCTTTACCCTGTGTAAAGTCTCTTACGATTGGCTTTCCCATCGTTCTACCTCCTGTTTTAAATTACATAGCTGTTTTGACTCTCTGTACTTGCAACTGTACCGAATGAGATTTGCTCTGCATTGGCTACATCTGCTGGCTTTGAGTCGGGTTCATTATTGTTACCGCCATTGCTTGGATTCGGAGTATTGTTGAGTGCATTTTTCTCATACTCTGCGATTGCATTGGCTTTCATGTCGGAAATAATCTTGCCAAGTGATGTTGTGTCAAAAGAGCCATCCTCTTTTACTACTGTCTTTGCCTGTTCGGCAGTAATGCCAAAATCAGACATTGCACTCTCTCGTAAATCTCTGACAGCGTTATCTTTCTGTAGCTTGGCTATCTGCTGATTAGCTGTCTCTAAGGCTTTATTTGCCTTTTCAAGCTCAGTCATGTTGCCGTTCTGTAGCTCATCAAGCTGTGTCTGTAGCTCGTCAGCTTTGTCGGCTTTAGCCTTGTACTGATTGGCTTTCTCTTTCTCTCTTGCCATTTCCTCACCGCTCTTGTTAAGCAGATTTGTTATCTGCTCATCCGTTGCGTCCGGGAAAAGCTTCAAAACATCATTTCTTGTCATTTCAATTACCTCCGTAACTCACGCTTTTGTTATCGCTGGTCGCACCAGCCGAGTTTTTCTGTTGTTTAACGCACAACTGCAAATTTTGTATAATAAAAAGCAACCTATAAGTTTTCCTTACAAGTTGCTCATTATTTGTAATATTTAAGACTGCATCTACACCCTGCTATTTCTTTTACCTGTGCCCCCAAAGAATGGTCTTTTGGAAACATCATCAACGAATTTCCAACTTCAAACGGCTCAAAAATATCAATTCTCTTTCTGTCAACATTCGCATGTGTAGGTCTGACATGTGAATCTTCTTTTGAGCGCCACTCTTTTGTTTTGTAGCCTTGTTTTACCATTTCAGTTTGCAATCTGTAATTGCCGACTGCATTAGCTTCATTCGCAGCTACATTTTTTGCTCGCTTCTGTGAAGTAAAATACTCTACTTCAATATTTTGTTCGGTAGCGTCAACCACCTCATTCACAATATACCGGGCATAATCCGTAATATATGAGGGTGTTTTCTTTGCCTTACAATACTGTGTGGCAATGCTCTCATATCTGATAATAAATTCTTTAGTGATAGTTGTTATCTCTGTTTCTTCCTTGCCGGATAACAAAGCAAAAAGCATAACAAAGATTTTTTCAAACTTTTCGGCAAGTTCTTTTCTATCTTCCTTTTCCTCGTCAGATAAATCCATCTCACCAAAATATGTGTCATAATCTATGTCTTGTATTTCATTTTTGCCAAGTGTGTGGATTTCGTCTGCCATATCAAGCTCCAAAATAAATTGACAGCCAATTATTCATCGGCTGTCTTATCATCGTTATTATTGTTAGGTGTAGCTGTTGTCGGCTGTTCCTCCGGGAATAACATTTCCATGCGCTTAGCGCTTTCAAGAGTAACTTGTTCGGGGTCACTGAACATGTCAATCGTCTTGACAGCTCTCTTGTAATTGATACCACACCTAAGTAATATTTCAAGCACTTCTGCCTTAACAAGCATGTTGTCGAGCTTGTTATGATTAATGTGTATCTCAACATCACTAGGCATAAGCGTAAAGCCCTTATTAATTCTCAGCCTGTTAAGAATAAGCCTAAGTGCCATTCTCTCTGATTTCTTAAGGATAGGCTCATTAATGGCCGTCCTCAGTCCGGCATCGTAATGTCCGTTTCGCAGTTCTACGGCAGAACCGGTGTCACCGCCTGTGTTGCCTTGACGATTTGCAAGGCCCTGAATGCTTAAAAATCTTTCAAAAAGGTCTGTGAATACCACTTGTCCCTCTGTCTGATTAAGTTCGCTCGTCATTACATCAACATCAGCCTTGTTGTCTGAACCATTGTTAGATTTAACTACCAATGCCCCCTCTTGTCGCATTTTTCTGAATGTATCTATGTCAATCTCACAATTAACAAACTTCACCCATGCAGAAACAAATTGCTCAACTCCATTAATTCTGTCTGATGTAAGCACATTAATAGCGTCTGTAATTGCAATAGTCATTTCAATGTCAGATAATCGCCTTGCATTGTTTGGATATTCAATCACTGGAATAGCTCTATTGCCGTTTATTCCGCTTGCATAAATCTTGTCGTTGCGAATATCAAACCACTCATTATCGGTGAACACATAATAAATATCTGCTCCATTCTCGTCCTCTCCGATTTGGCAAGAAAATGCCGGACGTCCGTTTGAATAGTATGCTACAAACGTATACATTGGATTTTCAGACGATAAATAAAAATCGCTCTCATCAAGCAACTGTCCTTGTCCATCATCATTACCGATGAATCTGTAGCCGGTACCGCATATGCTTCTCCAACGATGTATGTCTATGTCGCACTCTTGTTTGCTTTCTGAATCCATTGTAATGTTAAGCTGTGTGATTTCTTCCGATTTATGGTTATCGGTGCCACGTAGCACATATTGGATTGGCTCGGCACACATCTCTGCGGTTTTGCGCTCGACAAGCTCATACGCAAGATTTACAGCAATCTTGTTATTGATTTCCGGTCGGTTCACTTTCTGTCGATACAAAATCGGTTGGTCGCCACGATAGTATCTGTCAAGATACTCAATCTCAATAGCGTTTTGCTCGTGAATCACAAGTGCTTTATTCAGTTCTTCGATTATGTTGTTTTTTGTGATTTGCCTTTTACGTGTGAAAATAACTTGTCTGCCGTAATTATTCTGACAGACAGCCGAAAAAGGTCTTACGTTTTTATGCGCGTACCTATACATCAATAAAACCTCATGCCACTCGTAGAAGTTCTCTGCGGAACCTCTTTAACCTGAAATTCTTGTGTGCCAGCCCAAAACCATATCCATTTACGGCAGTGCGTACACATTACTTTGTGGTGCCTCTTGTCGCTTTTATTTACCCACGTTAATAGCTTTCCGCAGCGAGGGCACATTACACTTCGCTTTCCTGTTGGAACAATATTAATATTCTGATTATTCATGTCACCCTCGATTCACTAAAAATAGCACCCACAATCTGTGAGTGCTATTTCTAAAAGAGATTTTACGCAATGAACGAATTACATTTTTTCATCTTACACATTATCACATTCTAAGCGAACCGAACGAACAAACTTACATTTTCTTAAAAAATCTTTCAAACTCCATTCTTACGCTATCTGCTGTGGCTTTACCTCCAAGCGCATATGCTGTCTGCAACCATGACTTGTTTTCCAAAAATCTAAAATTAATTATTCTTCTCATTCTGCTATCATCAAGGCTTGCTATAAATTCCTCTACATCATTTGTCTTTTCAAGCAAATCATCTTGCAAAAGCTGTAGCGTAGTCATTCTTGAGTACAACAATGTGCGCTTGCGTCCGTATTCAGGGTATGGTACGCCCTCAATTTTGAAGTGTTGCGTGCCACCCGTGCCCCCTGACACAGTGTCAATCACGCTTTCTCCGTTTTCTATCTTTTCAAGGTCGTCTTGCAATTTAGCAATTTTCTTTCTAACCTCTTTGATTTCCTCTTGTAAGTCTGAATACTGTGATAAAACTTCCTTTGTCATTAATAAAGCCCTCCTCTGAACGGATTGTGTACTGCTTCAACCTTTGCTATTCTACTGCCTTGCGTCATTCTTAAGGCAAAGTTTGAAAAAACGTCAGGAACATCATCAAGCTGTTTTTTGCCTGTTACTGAATATCGTTTCAACAGTGATACCATTACTCCATAAGGCTCATTGGGCTTATAAAGTGATTGGTCTTTGAAAATAATATGTTGTAAAATCCAGTTAGAACACTGAAAAATACGTGCTTCCTTATTTGTTTCTGTCGGTACATCAGTGATGTTGCATATCCACCCTTTGTTTTCAACTCGCTTATTAACTTCCATAGCCACTCTGTCACCACCGGCATTACGCTCAAACTCACACTCTTGTACCTGATTATTGACTAATACGTTTGACGCATTTTCATACTGCATTTCATAGTCTGCCGTATTATCGCACACGCAATCAACACAGTAATAATCCTCACCATATTTTTGCAGTATTGGCATAACAAAATAGTCTGTGCCTTTTCCCTTTGTATCGCATTGAGCTGTGATAATTTCCGGTTCACCATGTGGCAGATTGAAGTATCTGCGGATTTTATCATCAGGAAACAATAGACCCTCGCGCTCGATAGGTTCCTGTTTATACAAACATCGGTAAGAAATTTCGTCCATGAGTAATTGTTGGTCGGCAAAAAACTCTTTTGTAAAACCGCCATACTCATAATCAAAATTGCTTTCTCCTGTCACCGGGTCTACATCAGGAACCGATATTGTTTTGACTCTCGGATTTCCAATATACATGTTTTGAATGCGTCCGATAACATCATGTACGCTCCAACGAGTGGCAATATGTATCTCTTTACACGGCTTTCCGTCCGTATCTTGTGTCTTACGCTGTCTTGCGTCTACTGCATATTTATCCCATAATTTATCAAGTATTGTAGGATTTAAGGCTTCCTCAATTCCGCCTATCATATCATCAACTAGCAAAAATTTACTTGCACGGACTTTTCCGGCATTCTTACTTCCGACAGAAGTGCATTGTACTGACGGAAAAGGCTTGTATTTTCCAATATTGAATTGCTCCATTTTGGCATTCGTGCTTGTAACTGATAGATTAGGGAAAATGTCATGCCATGCATAATCATCATCATTGGTAACAATGTCGTATACTCCATCATAGTACATTCGTGTAATGTCACCACTGTGCGAATAAAATAGGCTGTAGTCTTTTGGAAACCAACCGGCAACTGCCGAATGAAAAAATTTCTCAATCGTACTCTTTCCGGCTCCAGGCACTAGACTCACGCACAATATGTCGTATTTATCATCAATCATGCCTTGTAATGCGTCCACAAGTCCGATTTTGATTAATTGTTTCCTACGTGGCATATAAAATCGGTCTTTAGGCTCACGCTTTTTCTCTATGTACTGAAAATAGCTGTCAACTATTTTGTTTTGAGCTTCAAGTAGCAAAACCTCATATTTTTTGTTTATCAGCTCATATGTGGTTTTGTGGTCGAATGCGTATTTTTCCAAGTCCCAAATCGTACCACCTGTTTTAGCCGTGCAGAAGTCCTCTATAAGCTCTTTTGCCCTCTTAGTGAGCTGTAGTCCATATTCAATATCTTTCTCGCCATTTATGGCTACACTACAAGCGTCTACATAGGCATTAATTACTTGCTCGTCTTTCCCTTTATCCTTTATGTAGTTTTCATATCCGTTTACTGTGGAAATAAGGCTTTGACTAGCCATAAGAAAAGCACCTCCACTTTTCAGCAAAGGTGCTTATAGACCTCTGCCTATAATTTTTCTAGGGTAGCACCGTAAGTCGCTTATACGGCGGTAATATATTACTCTGTTGTTTTAATCATTATCTCTTCAACGCTATGTTCGCTACAAATCATTGTGTAACTATATCACATCTTCAAAGTCTACAATATACAATCTTTGGCAACTATCTTTTACCCTTTCTCTTGCCTCTTCAATATTTTTACAAATCCATGATGGATAATTGCTAAATTCAGCATTTACTACCGCATACCTGTATTGTGGATAGTATCTTTCCTTAACTTCTTTAAGTGTTAAGTGTCCAGACTTTTTGCACTTTGTGTTTCTGTTGTACTTTGTGTCGATAAGTTCTGAATAAAACTTGTAGTTTATAAAATTTATGATTTCGCATAAGGCAAATATAATTACAATTACAATCGCTATAACAGTTTTTATCATCGTCATTCGTCCTTTCCACTATTTAGAGTAGTGACTAGTTCCATTTGTTAGCCGGTAAAATTTTTATTAGAATGTTGGCATTGCGTCAAAGTAAATAGGATTTGTTTTCTGTAAAAGCAGATTATAATTATCAATTACATCCCTCGCTTGAACTATATGCATTTTAATGCCATATCTATACGCTGTATCTTTTTCAATACAACAGTCATTCCAATCATACGCTTCATCAATTCCGATAAATACATCAGCCTGTGCCAGCTTCTTAAGGCTTTCACCTAAATACCATACGGCTTCTTTGCTGTTTTTCGGTGGGTTATCCTCAACGTAGCTGTCGATAAGCTCTAATTCCTCACCCTCGTATATTTCAGCAATCTTTTTCATCTTCTGAATACTAGCTTTGATTTCTTCCTCTGTTCTGCCTTTCATCGGCACACTTACAAATAACTTCTTCATGCTCTCCGTCTCCTTTTCTATGTTTTATCAACCTTTATCTTTCTAAGGTCAGCAACTAACTCTACTTGTTAGCCGGTGATATATTTATTTGCCAATTCCTACAGTTCCTAAGTATTCAACACTGCCTTTTGAAGTATAGACAATGACTTTATCGCTGTGAACTATATTAGGTTTTTCTGTGACTTTAATTTTATTCTCATTTTCTACAAAAATAAATTCAACGTTTCCCTCGTAGGTTATCAGTTGTCCATTTATGCAAACTGTAATTATCTCATAGTTGTAAGCGGGAGTAGATGAAGCTGTACTTTGGTATCTAGCATAAATCCCACTTTGTATCTTTTTCTCTATATTTTCTTGGCTTGTATTTCTTAAAATCCTTGCACTCACAGTCAAGTGATGTATCATTTCCTTTTTGACAATTATAAACCGGATATTCTTCTCCTATTTCCTCATCAAAAACAAAATCTTCATCACAATATTTGCAAATTGAGCAATCTTTCATATTGCACCTCAAATCTTCGTAAATATATCCAAATCATAGTTATCTCTGATATAGTCAACAACTTCCTGTAATTTGCTTTTTACAAATTCATCTTTTGCAATATTAGGGTGTGCATAAAACATGCAACTGTCTTTCTTGCCGTCCGCTTTATATTTACGATAGTCAAATGTCATTGTAAACAATGGTATTCTTGTTAAATTCTTTGTCTTGTGCCTTATCCAACAATTAACAATTTTCTTAATCATTATTTCTCCTTTGCCTTAAACAGTGTGTCAGGAAATGGAATGCCTAAAAAATGCATATTTGCGTACTTCCTAAATGTCGGCACACTCATACCGGCAATCTTTGCTGCTTTCGCCTGTGAACATCTGCCATATGCGTATTCCATCAATCCCTCTCGGAATGAGTCAATATTTCGTGTCTTAACTCCCTTTGCCATATCTATACCTCCGTTTAGTATTCTATAATGCCTTGTGCCAACTGTAGCAGATAGTCGCTTTTAGCAAAATGAGTTATCGAGTAGTTAGTCTCTCTTCTATGTGTTCGTCTGAAATGCTCATTAACCATTCTATCAAGCCCAGTAAGCCCAGTTTCATCTGCTAGGTAAACATCTGTCCATTCAAAGTGATTATGCTCTGTATCGGTCACATTAGAAAGCGACAGACATACATTAGTCAGTGTCTTATCGGTCAAGATTGGGTGAACCTTGCAAAAATATGTTTCGTACAGGTTCATGTATCTGCGGAATGCGTTTTTGACTACTTCTCTGATTGTTTCGTTTTCAACACTGTTGTCGCAGATTTCAGAGAATCTATTGAGCATATCATCTTTCTTTGCTTGCATATCCTTTCGGGTAACTCTTGCCGTCTGTTTCTCGGAAACAGATGTATGTACCTCTCCATCAATGTTAATTGATGTATTATCCTTATTAGTAATTTCTGAATTATAATCTCTGTTTATATTCTCTGTAGTAATCTCTGGTAATGGTCTGTCGTTTTGTCCTTCTCGACAGGTCATTCTGTCCTGTCGGTCTGTCATATTGTCTTGTCGATTTGTCATTCTGTCCTCATCGGAATTAAATTTATCCACAAGTTCTTGTAGTTTCTTAGTATTTATTGTGTACCACTTTGTTTTATCAATAGCCAATTTATTGTAATTAGCTGATATAACAATTCCTTTACTTTCAAGCCTTGTGAATGTTCTCTGTATCGTTTTTTCACTCCAATATGGAAAATCATTAGTTTTCCAATCGCTGTATGAGTTATATACCCAATATCTATCGTCAATAAAATTCTTATCAGCCTTTTTATTAATTTCTAGCCAATAATTTAACTGATTAAGTACTATTGCCTCGTTTAAATCACCTAAAACAAGTGCTAAATCAGTATTTATAATAAGCGTCTTTGATTTATCTATAAAAAGTTCCTTAAAATTCATAAATTACCTCCTGCAACAGCAATCCTGTGACTATAAATCATTATTTATTGAAATTACAATATCTTTCAACTTTCTGTAATTTCCAATGATTAATTTCAATCATAATTTCACAAAAAGATTTTATTTCGTCAAAATAATATGTAGTCCCGTTGTTAATATCAATCACAGCCTTTAAAGTTCTGTCATCAATAATTGATTGAATGTATGGATATAATTTGTGATATTTTGTATGTAAATGCTTTGGCAGTAGTAATAAATTATTTATATCGTTATTATTCCTATCAAAATCAATATGATGTACCTCATATTCATCATCAAAATCAATTTTGTAGTAGTCCTTGTAATACTGCCTGTAATCAAATTTCTTTCTCATTTTATTTACCTCCACGAATGATAATTCCCACGATTTTAAATATAACAACAAACAGGCAGTCGTGGTCTGCTTTTCGGTAGCTAACCTAGTTTGTTGTAATCGGATAGACAGGACTCGAACCTGTGACTCCCTCCGCTACCATTACCGCAGTGGGTTTCTTCCAACTGAACTACTATCCGAAAAGGCAAGATACACTCCATCAAAAGGCGTCCAAAACACATTACAGAATTTTGAAGTGTCTCACCCCATTGCTTTCAGTCGCGCGTACCTACTAGCAACTTGTTTTTGTGTGTTTTCTTTTATTTTTCCGAAACTGCTATATTGCAGACCATCAGCATTACGCAACCGCTATTCAAGATATAACAGCTCGTACTAAACCGACGTATGATTGATATGGTGTGGATTTGAACCACACATAAAGCGTGCACTCTTTACGTTGGAGGGAATCGAACCCATAGGCATAACCCAAATGTTTTTAATCCATATGCCTGTCTCCTGACCATTCGCTACTTACCCTTTTGTATACACATCAACAGTCGGTGTCCCCCGACTAGCGCAGATACAAGGACTCGAACCTTGATAACGATTTTACTCGTTAGAGAGATTAGCAATCTCCTGTGATACCATTACACCATATCTGCAAAATATAACAGCCGTAGCGTGACTGCTATATTGAAACTGTTTTTCTCGCTACTTTTGTACAGCTTCGTGCGGACTTTTTATACCGCTTACGGCTGGCTCTAATAGTCTGTCGTAAGTTTAATCGGCAAGGTCGGGAATCGAACCCACGACAAATCAGCTAATAGCCGACTGCTCTACCACTGAGCTACATGCCGTTAAAACAGGACTGACCTAATAGTCCTGTTTTAGCAAAAAATACGAAAAATTTCATTAAAGGGAAGAACCCTTAATTGCAGAAATGATACTATGCAACAGTTAGTCGGCACCTTTAGGCAGGGACATGCGTTATGATTTTCTGTTGTTTATTGGTAGAGTGTTGCCCGGCTGTTTACCCGACTTGTATCTCACGCAACACCTTGTAGCTGCTACCATATCTTACGCTATATTTTATTTCTGCAAACTGGCTTGATAGGACTCGAACCTACAACTACTTGATTAACAGTCAAGTGTTCCACCTATTGAACTACAAGCCAACAATGAGGGTGAAGTCTAAGGAGTGGCTACACCCTCCGGAGATATAAATTTGTATGTGCTGTAGGAAAAGAACTAGGAAACCTACAGCAAAGGACATGTGAGGGATTGCACCTCACCTAAGACTCATATGATTTGAGTTGCCCTAGTTTAACAATTAATTAAAGGGGGTATATATGTCTACTCTGCCTATTACAGATGTCTTTACGACAGGTTGGTTTTCACGCTCGTGTATTGTGGGATTATACACGATTAAACCCTCACGAGCCTTGTGACGGCTCTTAACAGCTTTCCACTATGAGGGTGAAAGGAACTACTAAGTCCAATGTCGGGGGAACCAAGTAAACCCCGAACAGGGCATGTTGGATTCGAACCAACGAAATGCGGGAATCAAAACCCCGTGCCTTACCGCTTGGCAAATGCCCTATATCTACTGCCACATGAATGCTATGGCAAGTATTTGACCGAGCATTACCGCAGCACCGAGAAGTCTCGAGCTAACTGTCTCTTTTTCGTCTAACATGGTACTTGACGTTCCAAATGCGGTTAATGCCAGCCATACTGTTGTTGCAATTTTTAATACAAACATGATTTACACCTCAAAATCTAATTATCCTTAAAGCCCTCTATCAGCGACTCGGTTATGGTAGCCAAGACTAGAAACACTACCGAGATAAGCAATCCGTGTTCGTCAGATAAGAGTACTGCACGAATTGTGCAAAGCATCATCAGCCACAGGAAAACATTTTTAATCAACACCGGAATTTCCTTATCCACGAATTTTCCAAACACTTTCCATCTGCGCCTAGATTTAAGCTCGTGAGCCTTAATTGTGTACCATATAGCTTTTTGTACATCCTGTGTGAGACTGTCTTTATGTCCAGCTCGATATTTATACTTGTATGCAGTAATCTCACACCATTTTGCCACATCCTTAAGCCCGTAAATGTCAATCATTTCATCAATACATTCTTTACGATTAGGCAAGTTATAGTGGCTAGGGTGATTTACCATGTCGGAATTAATTTTATTAGACTCAAATCCTGTTAATTTCATCTCCGTTAACTCCTTTACTGTTATATATAATATATAACTAATATTTAATCATAGTTGTATGTATATATATTATTATTGTGTATGTTGTTTAATTAATATATAACTTATGTTATAATAATAAATACTGCTTGGTACGATTGAGGTATGAGTAAAGGCCTTTTTGTTTTGGCGGATATTTTGGGGGCTAAGTGGGGCGGTTTGTCGCTTTTCATATAGACCCCCAGGGCACCCAATACGCGCGCCGTTCAGCTCTCAAACATCAAGCATTTTAAATTGTATCTATTGCATATACAATTTACTTCTATGCTTTCAACTCTTCGCTAAACAACTGTTTTGTGCATAGTTGTAATAATTCAATAGCTCGCAAATCCTTGTAAATCAAGGGTTTAGAATTGTGTATGTTGTATATACAATTGCTTGGCATTATCAACCATGTTGTTATCCGATAATTCTTTAATAGTCTGACTATTTACACCGCCTAATTGTGGTAATTCATTGGCGGTTAACGCTCTCGCTTGCTGTCTGCTATCGCTTGTGTATGGTGATGCCCAGCCATAACGCCTGTTGAGTATTGCAATAACTCCCACTGGATTCTTTGCTCCGGTCACGAGCTTATTAGACAAACTCTCTTCCTGATATTTCCTCAGTTTTTCCAAAATCTCCGATGCGGTCGGGCTTAGCGTATTCTTACCCCAATCGTATATTGTACTATCAGGAATACCAGTTAAAGAACTAAACCCCAATATACTAACTTCTTTATCATATTTCATACACATATCATAGATATATATATCTAATACATACATAACTAAATTAAAGTCATAACTGTTATAATTACTTTCTTTGAATACTTTATTATTTGTATTATAGTTATCTTTAGACTTGAAATAATTACTATCAAATAGCTTTTTTTGAATATAATACAGAGCACTATTCCATACGCTTTGCGACTCTTTTTTTATATCCTCAATGGCATTTACTTCGCAAAATTCATTTAGATAAAATAATAAATCATTTTCATAAATCTCAATGTCTGACATGTAACACATCCCCCAAAAAGCCAAAATAAAAAGCCCGCACCACCTGGAGCAATTCCAAGTGACACAGGCTAACCGGCATCTGCTTATTAATTTAATTAAAATAATAATAATCAAATATACTTATTTTGTCAATATACTGATTATTGGATATATAACAATAACTGTATTAATTAATATATACCACATCACACACACATATATATTAATTATATATAAAATAAAAAGCCGGTCACAAAAACCGACTTTTTGAAAACAATATTTAATTTTTAATCTCTAAAAGGGCTAAATTTGCTTGTATCGTGGCTCTTAATAATCCGGATTGCTTCGCTTCTTGCAAAATCGTTATTTAAGAGCTTCGCGCAATAATCAAAATTGCCTAGCTTGTAAATCTTTGCTATCTCTTCTCCCTCCTTGGTGTAGGTTGCTACTGCTTGCACCTCTTCAAAGGTCTTGCCGTTTCTTTTTGCCTTTACATTCTCAATATCAAAACTAATCCAAAAATTATCGACTTTAATTCTGTTAATATTCATACTCTTTATACCTCCAATAAAAATAATATTTAATTGCTACACTGATATATTAACATATTAAATACATAAATGCAATACATAATTGCAATAATTTTTAAAACGGACACTCGTTGTTATTGTTTTCCAGCTCGTCCAGCTTGTCCAATACTAATTGGTTTACGAATCCGTTAATTGTAAGCCCTTGCGCCTGTATTCGGTCTTTTGTGCCCTTTGGCAGCATAACGCTTATTCTGTCATAGTTCTCTTTTGCTTTTTCATTCTGTCTCTTTACTCTACTTTTATAGTTTTCAATCATTTTCTTTTCATCCATTTTTTACACCTCATTATATAAATTAATAATATCAATAATCACTAACAATAATACTATAAATAATATTGCTATACATAAATATATAACAATTAAATTACTATGTCAATATTAATTACATGTATTATTGTAATTATTGTTTCATTACTTATTATATATAATTTTGCAATTATGAATATAAATATTATTCTAATTAGTAGTATAAATATTTTTGCAATATTTTTGCAATTATGTATTGACATTACTAATATAATATGATAATGTATAGTCAAGTCGAAAGGCAAGGAACAAAATAAAAAAGCTCATCGCGCAGCCGTCCAAAGTTACACGATGAGCACCAAACAAATAATATGAAAGGCGCGTATATTATAACATACGTGGGAAAAGGTGTAAACTATGAGAAAATTGACAATCGCAGAACTTAGAAAAAGAGAACTTGACTTTGCTATAAATGAATATAGCATAGACCCGGAAACCGCTAAACATCTTATGAACCGCTTTTATAGACTCAATGCAGACTTAGATAGATTAAGCTATTTAGAAAATAACAGTACTACTTACAGCAAAAGAAGTACGAAAAATTTATCCTTGAGCTGCAGCAAGCGAATTGAGAAGCTTAATCACGATTTTAATAATTATGGACTTGCATTGGACAGTTTTTCACACCTAATGACCATAGTTATTAAGGGCACAACAAAGCAAGCTATTTCAGACTTTTATTATTAATTGGGGGGTGTAAATTATGATGGGCGAAACAGCAGAGCAGAAAAAAATAAGAATATTTAATCTTTATAAAAAGGATTTAGAAAAACTAGGAAAAGAGCACGGACAAATAAGAATGATTTGCATTGAGTACGTTTGCAGTTTTCCAAAAATTAACCCTTTTAAAATGGCTAAAGCATTAAAAGATAGCGGATATAATGTCGTTTTTGATGATTCTAGCATAAGCAGAGCAGAGAACGAAAAGAAAAAACGAAAAGTCGAAAAATTTGTATAAATTAGTAAGTACGGAGGGTACATCATGCAAAAAATAAAATTAAATGATGATATATATAGCGACTTTATTATATATACCGCAAGCGAATGGAAAAAAGAAGTATATAAAGACCGCGACATATTCGACAAAACTATTAAAGTTAATTTAATAGCCGGCGAGCGTGGCACAACTTTAATATTTGAAAATAAACACTTTTTAATCGTTTCCGATAATGCAATTTTAAAAAAATATGCAATTTGGCGCAATCACAAAGTCATAGGATATTGTGACCTTGACGAAAAGACCGCGCGAAAAGCAAATAAAGCAAATAATTTTACATTTTATTTTGGATTTGATAAAACAACGAATCCGGAAAAATATTAAAGAGGTGGGAAAAATGAGGACAAACGATATAATTAAAGTACATTTATATGACTTAAGCAATAAGGAAATAAAAACTAGAAACTACGGTAAGACTTTTTGCGTGTACGAGAAAAACGGAAAACTTGGAATTGACTGGAATACAGAGAAGTTACCATACAGTTGCAACGGTGAAATATTTGCACCATTTGAAACATTTGCGCCATCTGTAATATTTGAAAATATTGAAACCGGGGAACTTTTTCACTTCTCAAATATTAAAAATGCAGTTGTTAGAATAGCATAGTCGAAACGCTCCAAAATCGGAGCGTCCACCGCGGGACGGTCTCCCGGTGCTGATGATGGCAGACCAGAAAGGCACAAAATGAGATATTGCGGACGACAGAAAAACAGAAAAACGTTGTTATTAACGGACGATGAAATTATAAACAATGCACTTGAACAGGAAAAAAGCGGAATAAAACCGCATTATGCTTTTTATGATTATAAGAACCATAAAAAAATAACTCCGGCTGGCTGGCTTGTATGGTCTTTAAGTGATGGCGGCTGCGGTGTAGTTTACCGCCGTAAAGATGGGAAAATGATTATTACAACCGGGCTACAAGGTGATTTTTGTTATTGTTAGGGGGCGCAACTATGAGAGATTTTATCGAGCTTTTAAAGGCTTTAAGCCTTTTTATATCATGCCTTGTAATTGGTTATGGCGGTTTGTTTTTATTTTTTTATTAAATAGCTAATAACAGGGATATTCTAGCCGGTTCGATTCCGGCTATTAGCTTTATATATAAGGCTTTTCAGGTCTTATATTATCAATTTAATGTATTTAATTTATAGGTGCTTTTATACGGCTTTACGGCTGTATATATTGCACTCCGTCCGCGCGTCCGGTAAATAATCGCGTCAAGAGGTCTTATAAATGCCTTTATATTTATATCAGGCTCAAGAGGTGCAATGCTTGAAAAAATAATTGTGCGCCCTTGTAGGTGCTTTGTGTTACCACCTAATAAAAACAGATTAACGCACGACAGACCGCGAAAAGGTCAAAAAGTAACCTATAAACCATGCACGAATAGAAAAGAGGGTTAATGAATGGATAGCGAACTAACTACGCTTGACGCTGTAGAAATGGAAATAAGAGCACGCTACAATGGTAAATATACGGATGTATTAGGCTATCAGGCAAGCGAGCGCGCCACGCGCAAAGCGATAACGGATATTTTTAGAGCTGTCGTGGACCGGGGCACGTGTGACGATGTTACCGCGCTTATTAGTGGCAAGGAATACCGCCGGGCGGCTTTTAATAACTACCTAAACCATAAAAACTATATAAGCCCAATAATTAAGGCTTGTTATAGATAGGGGGGGTGTATTATGTCTAAATATGAATATTTAGGAAAAAAGGAAATATATAAGAGAGTTCAGGCGCTAGGCTATGAGATGCCGAAAGTAGGTGATTTTAGCTATATAAAGTATGATTGTATAGAATGGATGGAGTCACACGAGTTAAAAATAACAGTTCAAAGGAGCGGTGAATGGTTGCGAGTTGTTGAAAAGCGCGCACACGTTCACCCGGTCACATTATTTTGTGACTACGTAGCCGGAAAATATATCACACGTTACCAATAGGGATATTCTATATCCCTTTTTGTTGTGTCCAAAATCAAGCGTGCAGCCGTTGGAGCTGTCGCAAGTTGTCCGGCTATGCGTCCGGGCATATGTACATTGACAAATTAACAAAAATATTCTATGATTTTATGATATACACATTTAAAGCCGTGTATTTGACGTTTTAAGGACTTTTAAACGTGTTAGCGTGGATTTTATTAAGCGTGTTAAAATAAGCCACAAAACGAGCCGTTTACAATGCTTTGCGATATAGTTGTAAAGCTTCAAGCCGTCAAGCCGTGCCGGGTGTGACATATCGCGAGTCAGGCGCACCAACTCATGGAAAATGTTTGAATTTTCAGAAAACTTCACTCAATTAAAGTGCAGTGCGAGTTCTTTGCAAGTTCTCGACAAGTTTTTGTAAAATTTTGCAAACGGATTTTTGAAATCGAAAAAGTCAAATGTAGGGGGGTACTTCTCGAATCCTAAAATTTTTGGGGCTTTGAATTTTGAATCGCCAAAAAATAAATGCTCTTGGCACTGTAGTCACTCTCTCCTAGTTCTTCAATCAATTTCTGCCGCGTCATTTCCGGATTAGTCCGGTGTATGTATTCTAATAGTCTGTCTATTTTATCCATATTTCTGCTCCAATAAATTAAATATTTTGTCAGCCGTGTATACAATGTTCCGTCCGTACAGGCTCATAAAGTCTGCGATTATTTCTTCTGTCTCTATGTCAATGTCACAGCCGTATGAGAATGAGTACACATGCACTAACTCATGGCATAGTATTTTGTCAGCCATGTAATCAGACACATTATCAGCTATTGTTACTGTCTTGGTTGTATTATCGGTAACTCCTAAACTTATAGTGCCGTCAGACCGCCTTAATTCGCTTGATGTGGGCTTTTTAAATTGTATGTGCCACAATGTATCATTAACTCTTATATCCATGTCTATAACCTCTAAAAATGGCTATGAGCATTACTACCCATAGCCTTAATAATTACAATTTTGACGCAAGATTGCTCATCTTGGTGCGCAAAAGGTTGCGTTCATCGGGCGTCATGTCATTCAGAAGCTCCGATATATCTCCGCTTAATTCACGGATATACATGTCAAGGGCTTTCATTTTATGCTCTTTGTCCTCTGTAGAAGCTCCTTTGTGCATTTCCTTTGTCTCGGTATAATGTCTCTTTGCCCTGTCATAATTGCTTTCACTCACATGTGGTGCAATCGGTTCAGAGTAGTACATCTTACCTCGACTCTTATCCATGTCACGCATATACTCCATGTCGTTGTAGTTTACCGGCATGTGATAATAAGGTGGTTCTTCATATCCCCTACGTGTTCCACGGCCTTTAGGGGCAAATCTGCCATTTGCATAGCGATATTGGTCGTAATATCTTCTACCACTTTCTTCGCCATATTCTGCCTTAAGACTTCTTAGGAGTTCTTTGTCGTACTCTTCTTCCTCTTCATCAGCCTTTTTCATAGCCTTGGAAATTATTGAGTGATACTCAGCTTCTGCAAGGTCTTTTATCATATCCACGACCTCGCCCATTTCAGAAGTGTCAACATTTTCAATGCCCTTTTCAAACTCGCTGACAGCTTTCTCTGTAAGACACTCTTGCATTTTGTGTATTCTTTCAACGTGCATACTCTCGCCCCCCTAACCAATTCGATTTACTGTGATGCTAGCATTTGCAACACTGATAGCCTGTGCAGATGTATTCTTGACAGAAACGGCCTGACAGCATCCGCAAGGAAGCCATACATCTGTTGCCATAGACACATTGTTAAATGCTTCAACTGCTGTTGGTGTAGAGATTGCCAATGTGGATAAGTCTGGCTCACCCTCGACAGCAATAGCTAATGATATTGCTTCTGCAGTTCCGCCCGTAGGAACTGCAACATTTCCGTTAAATTCTACTCTGTATTTTGCTTTACAAGTGTTGGTAGCGCCTTTAAGGTTAATTAATCCGCTCCCTGTTCTGTGCGAAATATATCCTTTATTGCATACAGATGTTGGCGCATCTGTAAATAATACATTCCCATTTACTGCAACTGTCTGTGTTGCAATGCTTGAAAATTCAGCCATTTTTATTACCTCTCTTTCATAAAATAAAAAACCACCAACCGATATTAGTTGATGGTTTCTAAATTTGATTATGCACAATAACTCATAGCATATTTCTTGACGATATTCTCAAAAATAGCTTTAAGTTGTGGTTTTTCAAAGATAATAGCAATTTTTGTTGTCTCATTCTTAATTGCTGTTTTGGTATTGCCCGCTTTCTCCATACGCTTTTTCTTATTGTCCTGTAATCTCTTTAAGCAACAATGTGCAGCGGTTTCCAATTCTCCGTAGAGTTGATTGTAAAGTATCTGATAGTCAATTTTGCTCTTGATTGAAATTTCACGCACCCTTGCATTGATTTCAGCTTTCCAATCTCCGATAGGCTGTGTAAATATCTCTTTCATATTGTCAACAGTCTGCTCAACTTTATTTATCTGCTCTGCCTGTCGTTTCTGTTCAAGTTGTTGCTGTGCTACTGACTGAAAGATTGTGTTGAACATTTTAAGTTCGGGTGACAATTGGGATATATCAATAGCTTTTTGCTTTACTCTTTCCTCTACAGTTGTAAAATATTCCCTTGCCTGTTCCGCTTTCTCTGAATTACCTTTAACAGATAACTTCTTGGCAAAATGAGCAGTGAGCTTGTAATCTACCGCTTTGTTACCCTCGACATCAATGTCGAACCCCCAATAATCCTCATTTTCTGTAGCAAACTCATTATCTGTAATATTAGTTTTTGCCCACCTTGAAAACTGCCCTTGTGCCAGTCCTAAAAAGTCATACAACTTTCTAGCTGTTGTCATACCCTCGCTATCAATGTTAAGTGCAACTTCAATAGGTGTTCTCATATCTATTACATTGTTAATCACATTCATTATGCCGCACCCCCTTGAGCCTTTAAATCAAAGTTTGTAACTGATTTTTTTATTGTTTCAAGTTGTTGCAACACTCCTAAAAGAACATATTGTGTTCTTTCGTCATTGATGTTGTCCATAACTTCTGCCAGTGTTGCGTAAGCGATTTCTGATGCCGTGTCAATGTCTGATAAATATTCTGCGTTCATTTTAGTTTACCTCCGAAAAATCTTGAATTTTCCGAAAGAAACTGATAGAATAGATTTATCAATCTCTTTCGGATTGGTGCTTTTAAAGTGTTGTGTTCGTTGGTAGCGGTGCAACACTTTATTTTTTTTGGCTTCTTATCTTTTCAATGCCAATTCTGATTAGTTCTAGTATTGAATAACCACTTTCAGAAGAAAAGTCCATAATTTCTTTTTTCTCTTGTTTTGTTACTCTTACATAAATCCTATCATTCATTGGATTTTCAGATTTAGGTCTGCCTGTGCGTGGAGACATTTTAAACACCTCACTTTCTGTCCGCACATTTAATATATAATAGTACGCACAAAAAGTCAACCCCAAAATTCAAGTTTTTCCGTGTCGCCTGATAAAATGTCTGTCTTATCGTTCAAAACCGGCTTAAAAGTCAATGTGCGTATTGTTCCGTCAGCGTTCCAACTCTTGGCATATATCTCTGTTAAATCCTGTTTTGGGAAAAATGCTACACTGCCATCCATCGGCACCTCGTTGGGATTAATAGTCTCAACTGCCTGTACTACTCTGCCACTTATTCCTTGTGTTGGCTCAGGCTGTTGGTATCTCTGATAGTTCGCCATTGGGTTGTACTGATACGCTCCATAATTAGGTGTATAATTCATCATTGGTTGCTGATACGGCATGTTCATCTTTATTTTCCTCCAAAACTTCCTCTATTGCTTTAATGACAAGGGATAATGTCATTAAGTCGATTTTTTGTAACTCACTTTTAGCAAATATTTGTTCTCTTACACTGTCGTCAAACATAACATCATCTCCTTATGCCTAAATTGTGGCATAAAAAAAGAGAAGAGCATTTCCATGTTCTTCTCATATTTGTGTCATATAATGGCTTTTCTATATACAATTTTTACTACACACTTTTTGGGGTGGTTACTACACAGTTACTACACACTTTTGGTATTAAAATACATTAAAATACATAGAATTTTATATTTTTTACGATTTTACGAAAATCCCGCAGACCCTTTATTTTCTTAGGATTGCGCCATTATTTACGAAATCGTATGGCACTCCTTGATATACATAATAATTTTACTAGTTTTAGTATAAAAATGCCTTGCAAGCGTTGATTTTTCAACATTCTGTGAATTGATTGTGTGTACTACTACACACTTACTACACACATTTTCTTCTATATTCTATGATTTTGTTGTCGGTGCTAACGATTTTTTCAATGTCAGCAAACGATTTTTCAGGTGTAACATGTGTATACAAGTCCATTGTCATTTTCAGTGTTGCATGACCCAAATATGATTGAACAACTTTCGGCTCTATGCCTGACTCAAAACATCTTGTCGCAAACGTATGTCTGAATGTGTGACCGCTAAAAAATGGAAATTCATTGTCACTGCTCTTTGTATCATTTATCCGTCTTACAACTGAACGTATAGAGTCGCTGTATATAACCGAATTAATTGGTGTGTTGAACCTTGTAACAAACAAATATTCGTTCTGTTCTTTAGGCCTGCGTGTCGAAACTATCTTTTTAAGCTCAAATTGTTTCGTCAGATATTCCTTGCACACACTGTTAATTGGTACGTGTCTGTAACTCTGCTTGGTTTTTGGTGGCTCAACATGAAATGTCTTGCCTTTATCTTCAAGGTATTTCTGATACACAAGTGTCTTATTAACATCAATATATCCCTCATCCATATGTATATCTGCAATCGTGAGTGCAAACAGTTCTCCTGGGCGCAAGCCTGTATTAACCGCCACATTATACATGTTGTCGTAAAACGTGCCCTTGCACGCTTCAAAAAACTCGTTCTGCTGCTCTACTGTCAATGCAAAAGCATTAACTTCCTTGTCTGCTCTCAACTTTACACCTTTCGCCGGATTCTTAATCATCAGGTCGTCTTCCATAGCTCTACTGAACATGTCATTTAAAATAACCTTGATTTTGCTTTGCCTCTCATACTTATAGTTATCGTCAGAAGCTTTGTCGATAAGTAACTGCACGTCTGACTTGCGAATAGATGTTATTTCATGGTTTCCTAAGTATGGTGAAATGTTCTTCTTATATATATGCGTATACTCCCTAATGGTATTGGGGCGCACTCTCTTTTTCTTGTATACATTCATCCACCTGTCAAACCACACATCAAGGGTAATGCTGTCTCTAACACTTGTGGACTGTTGATTGTCAGCCACTGCTTTACTAAGTTCTTTCCGCAGTTCTGACAACTTGCTGTTGTAAATTGTCTTGCTCTTGCCGAACCTATCTTTATATCTGCCCTGATAGAGTCCGTCCTTGCGCTGGGTTATTCCGACCCCCAGCTCTTTTCCTCTCAAATCCTTTCCCATACTGATTTATGGCTCCTTTCAAAATCAAAAGCCATTATATGATAATTTCTATATTACTACATAATGGCTTATAATTCAATATATCTATTTATATGCTATCTGTCTTTTCGAGGTATTTTTCAAACTCCTTGCGCTTGACTAATCGCTTACCTCTCCCGACAAAAAGTACAAAAGGGCACGAGGGATTATTAAGCATATCATTGATTCTGTTAATTCCGATATTGCTGTATTCTGCGGCCTCATCAATCGTCAGCGTTACCTTTTCCCATATTGGCACTTTGTTAATCATCGCCTGACTCCTTTCTATCTTTTCTTTAATGTCTGCCACTCTCCGGGAAGTGGTCGTTTTCGAGATTAATAGTCTCTGTGATACCTCTTCAAGGCTTTTATCAGCAACTAGCAACTCAAAAACTTCCGCTTCCTCATCGGTGAAATTGGCATTTTTCATAATTTCTTCAAGTTCCGGCTTAGTAAGTTTTGAAAACTTCATAAGCCTATCTCCTATTCTTCGGTTTTGCTTGCACTGTGTATACAAGTATTTGAGTATCGGCATGAGCTGTTGCACGGCTTGTTGTCCTCGTATACACATTGCCTTTCAATCGGCTCTATATCACTTATAGTTCTGCTATTCATCTTATCATCACTTCCTTTTTATACTGTTCTGCCATATATTGTCCGTAGCTCATGCTCTTACTCTTGGCAATCTCACAGATTTCCGCAAGTTTGTTTTTCTTAATGGGCTTTCTTTTAAGTCTTTTCTTTTCTCTGATTTTTCTTAATTCTGTAGCTCTCTGCTGTCTATGTGCTTCGCAACACGTGTTTTGGTTGGCTGCGGTCGGTGTAAATATCTTGCTACAGACTACACATTTAATTGGTTTGTAGTGTTTCATTGTTTGCCTCTCCATATTTCTTCATCAAGAATATACTGTCTGATAAATCTATCTGCGTACTGTGGGTGTATCATTGACCTTGCCGTTTTCTTATTATTTGCCCCTGTTTTTACATAATGCTCTTTAGCCATTGCTCTTATAGCGTCCTTACATTCGATAGCGTTATAACTAATTGGCTCAAAAATAAGATTGTTCTGTGGTTCACAATTCAAAAACCAATATTGCGTAGGCTTTTTAAAGTAATCTCCGCTATCTCTTCTATCTCTGTCAATTACCGCCGGGGAATAACACCAATACCGCCTTAAAAAATGTTCTTCTGAATAAGGATTCTCCATTACTAGTTTTAATCCTTTTCTCGTGCAAACAATAAACATTTTGTTTACCAAATCATACATAAGTGAAACTTCTTTAAGCAAATTCATATCAAATTCGCATTTTTCTTCTAAAGACCATTTTTTCTGACTTGCCGACTGCCCTCTGAACCACAGCATTATCTGATTTTCAAATCTTATGCAAGGGAAAAATGCAAATATCAAATCATCAGGGCTTATCTTATCAAACAAACTCGGCTCGCCTTGATACCCCCCCTCTATCTCTTTAAAAAGGTCAGTAACATAATCAGTTTCGTTAAATTCATTCTGAATATCATAGTCGTAGGCTTCAATTCCATACTTTTTGAAAGCATTCTTGAATGTGCCCGACTGTTCAAATAAACAATGTACTATCATTTTAAATCCACCAAAAGGAAACCTCGGTTTTATGTGCGCACAACCTATTCCTTTCTGATAAATTAATTAATGTTTAATATTTTCACTACACCACTGCTCTTGTATCTCATCATCGGTCTTATCTTGTCCGTAGATGTCGTACCATGTAAACGCTACCTCTGTCAGACCGATTATGCCGAATACTATGAGGGCGGTGTATACTACTGTTGTTAAGTTGGTCATTCTGCATCACTCCTTAGCCTTAATATTCAAAGCATTTTCAATCTCCCTCAAACTTTCCTGTACATCTGCAATCTGTAAATAATTAAACGGACTGTCGCAACCGCTAACATAGTGATTGATTTCAATACATTTTTGATGGACTAATTGCTTTAGTTCGATTGCGAATTTTCTTTTTTCTCTTATCGTTTCACTCTCTGCCATGTTATCCCTCGATTCCCGCAGTTTTGCTGTAAAGTCCTAGCTTTTTCATTTTTTTAAGAAAAAGCTTCATTTCATATCCTGTAAGGCCAACATTAGTATTTCCAATCTTCTTTTCGTCCATCAAGTCTCTGTCATACGACTGTAAAATATGACGGCCTGAAGCTTTATGCCAAATATCAACGCGCTGCCAATAATTGTACTTTGTATTGTAGCGTTCATATTGAGCACCATGCTTATCTTCACAGATTTTGTTGAATCCAATCTCTTTTAATTTTTCGTCTACGCTTTTAAATATTCTCATATTCTCTCCTATTCTGCTTCTGATTGAAGCCAATTTAATATACACTTCTTACACACCCCTACATTATCTGCATAAGGACACTCGTCTATATGCATAACTTCAAGGCAGCTATCAAATAATGTATCTGCTAACTCTTCATCCGACATATTCCTTATCCTGTCGGCATTGGTCTGTTTATCACTTTCCACAATTTCAAAATATTCATCAATGCAACCTAATACAGTTTTTAAATTGAATGAGCTATACCCAATGTTATAGTCATCCTCGCCGACATTTTTGTACCGTATGCTATAATAAGGAGTTTTACCCGCTATCATGTCCATTATAATGGATAAGTCAGTTACTCTTTCTTCTTTTACTTTGTTCATTTTAATGCCCTCCATATATCAGTAGGTTTATTTATATTCCATTCCTTAGGCTGTTTTTCATTTATCTGACATAAAACCTCCCCACTTTCAATTTTCGCAAAAGGACAAGTTAAGCAATTATTATCATCACACACCATCTTGATTATTCCAAGTGCAGTTAAAATGCTTTTTATTTCCACCACTACTCCATCAACTTCTTTCTTCATTCTTTCCACCTCTCAATTCTTCCAACTTCTTAAATTAAGTCCGCCACACCTCATACAATAAAACTTTTTATATCCTCTTGCATATTCACACACATAACCACAATATCCGCAATATTCTCTTCCGTTACTAACTGATATTTTTTGGGGTTCTGACACGTTTTCCCTCTCGAACAACTCTCCGCGTCTGCATTCTATACAATAATGTTCTTCCTCTTTATGCTTGCAAATATTACAATCAATCATTGCTACACCCCAATTCTTTCAGTTTTGCTTCTGCTTCGGATTTTGTGAGGAATACTGTCTTGCCGATTTCACTTTCTGCAAAACTTCCTGTGATACTTCCGCTTGAGTTTGTATAATAGAATACGACTTCTTTTGTTGTAACAGGTTCACAAATGTATTCTTCATATTCACCAAATGAAAAGGCTGTTATTGTATATGCACAAGGTCTGCCGCAGTCATTATCCCATACTGTATCTCCCACCTTGCAAGGTAATTTAACAAGTCTGCCCTGTTCCTCTAACTGCTGATACTCTTTGAATTTTTCAAGCCATTCGGCTAACTGCTCGCAATCTTCTGCGCTTTTAATGCAAGCGACACGCATAGGATTATCTATATCAAAGAAATCTGCATGATAACAATGCTTTCTAGCTGTTTCTTGCGTGTGTTCTATAAAATCGTCAATATTCATTACTGCTCCTTTCTGCTTACTGAATATTTGGTTTAACTTAACTGTATAAATTCTTACCACAATAAGGGCAATATTCTATCACTTTCTGTCAGCTTTGCCATTTTCCAATCGGTCATATTACTGCTAACCGCGCTCCAAGATGTTTCTCCCGCAACCCATGCGTACACTATTCCGTTCTCGTATTTTGCAAAATGTCTCTTTTCCCACACTTCTTCTTTGCTATTTCTAACCAAAATAGGTGTATCAACTGCAACTTTTGACCAGTCAACAGGCGGTTCAACATATTCACTATTCGCCCATTTTTTCTTGCACCTCTGCAATCAACATTGCCAAAACTAAATAAACAATTTTTACACGCTAATTTATAGCACGATGTCAGCTCTAATGTTGCTTTGTTAACTGCTATTTTGCTACCGCCACAAGCAATATCCAAAATCTGTTCGGCGAATTTTTCTCTATTTGTCATAGTTTGACGCTCCTTTCCCATAATCCGACATGCGTTTAAATCTCTCATATGCCTTATTGTCTCTGTGCTTTTCCATGTAGGCTTTTTGCCTATCGTCTCTCATCTGCTTTATGTGAGCATTTTGAGTGCTGTCGTTATCCCATGCATAAGTCATTAATCAATCACCTTTATGTACCTTTCATCAATGTAATTAACTTCATCAGCAAGGCATTGCGCCACTTTTGGCAATGTCAGACCGAATTGATTAAATTTATACAGTGTGTCAATTAAGTCCCTAAATTCTGCGATAAACTCTTTAATTTCCCTAACCGACAATTTAAACATCAGCTTAAGTGCCGTACACGCTAAAACCATGTAGCTGTATGCCGTGTCGTTTAAAAGCTGTCGTGTGTCGTTTATCGTAAGTGGATTATTTCTCTGATAAATCCTAATCAACTGTTGCATCGGGATTAAATTAATCTCTTTTCGCACATCAATGCCGTATCTTACTTTCAAAAGTTCAGCAAGCGTTTCGGTTTTCATTTCCTTTTCAGTCTGTGCCCTTTCAAGGTACTCATTTATGGTTCTTTCAAGCCTTACAATGCGCTTATTACCAAACCCATGATGTAAATACAGTACATAGTAGCCTAAGTCCATAAAGTCTGTGAAAGACCGCCTTACGAGCTTTCTGCGGCTATTGCTGTTTTTCAGCGTAACTCTCTCGGATTTTGTCCATGTAAAATCCGGCTCTTTGTGCTTTTTCTTTGGTTTCAGTTTGTTGCTCATATTTTTTCATTCTTTCTTCAAGTTCTCGCCTCGCCCTAATGAAACAGGCTTCTGTAGTTTCTTCTGTGACTTTTACAATCTCTTTACCACGCCACCGGATAGTTATTTTTGCCTCCTTGCTATTTGTTTTATAAAACATTCGCAAGTCATATTTCCTTTGCAGTGGCCGGTAAAAATCGTAAAAATCTTTCAAGGCGTCCATTGTGGACTCCTTTCTTTTATTTTCTGTCGTGCTATGTTTGCCTTTTCACAAGTTGCATTCTTAACGTTTTGCTGATAGTGCATTTCGCAGACCTTATATCCGGGCTTTACCGGATTATCGCAGAAAAAACATAGTCCTTGTTCATATCTGCCGGTTCTTTCAGGCATTTTAACGTGTGCTCTTCTCATTGTTTCCCGGCAAAATGTACAAGTGGTATGCCCCGGGTCCGCTTTCCTTTTGCGACAGCGTGTGCATATACCATTTTTCTTGTCTTTTTCGTATCGTGCTTTTCGCCATACTTTTTGTCGCTCATTGTATTTTTCAACATCAGTAGCACGTATCTTTGACATGGCTTCGGCTGATTTTGCCCTACACTCAACACAGCTTTTTTCATCACCATATAGCAAGTTTTTACCACATCTAGGGCAAACACCAACTGCCTGTAATTTTTTGTAAAGCTCTCGACCATATGCTGTACGTTTGCTGTTACATGCCGTACAAACCACACCTTCTCTATCAAGTGGTTTTCCACAAAGCACGCAAAGGTTACTAGCTTTTCGTACTTCATACCTTTGTCTTGAATACTTGTCTTTTATCATTTTTCGCTAGGAGTAAAGCCAGCTTTAATTGTGCGCACAAACCTCTTTACCTCCTATCTTTTCATCTGCTCGATACGTTCTTTAATTTCTTTTGGCATTGGAATACCTTTAATTGGCTTATTTTGGCTTTTATTATCTTCAAGCGATAATTTTATCGTCTGTTGATTTTTAGAACCGATTTGAGCCGAATACGAGCTTTTATTGGTACTTTCAATCAATGCCTTTATGTCCTTTGGCATTTTTTGAAATTCCTTTGCCCGATTAACAACTACCCTATAAGTTCTCATAAAGTTTGACTGTACTACGTTTTCAATGCTCTTACTGTCCGTCAGCGCCCAGTTCCTGAGATTGTCAGGACTCCCGACAGCCTTTTGTACGAGTGGTGGCAGCTTGTTAAATTCTTCAACTGCACCATAGTAGCCATTCCTAAGTGCCTTGCTAACAAGGAACCATGCTTCCATTTCGTTAAGCTCCTGTGGGGATTGAACCTCATGCAGTTTATTAATTAACTGTCCGATGCTCGGTGCAAAACCGCTTGTATCGGAATGCACGTAAGCTTTCAATGCTGTAGATATTTGGCTGTAGTCGTATTCATTTAACATCATATTCCACACATCTACTGTCTCTGATAGATTGCTTGGCTTGTAATTGGGGTAGCAATCACACATTATGCGGATAATCTTAACTGTCTCGTCTCTTGTCATTTCTCTACCTCACACATTATCCCAATCAATGATGCCTTTGTTAGCTGAATGTGGCTCATTGTCCTTTAGTGCAAACAGTCCTTGCCAACAATGGTCTACTGACTGATTAAGAATTTTAACAGCCAAATCATTATCGCCTTTTGAAAGTCTCTCGATAGTGTTCATAGCTCGGTGTAATGCCATTTCAGTGCATATTGGCTTTTTAATCTTTTTCCGCATTGTCAGATATTCCTGAAAAGCATTCTCTAGCATTTCATCATCAGGGTAGTAGACAGTTTTCTTTTTAGATATTGATTTATCAATATCTTTTTCTTTTATATCCTTATCTTTACTATCCTTAACTATACTATTCTTATCTATACTTACCTTACCTATACTATCCTGTGGCAGACAAGTGGCAACCACTTGGCAACCATCTGGCAACCCATTGGCAACCACACGGCAACCATCATCAGAAAATGTGTATGCGCCATTGGATTTTATCTTTAATTTTGCCAATTCTTCCTTAAAATTCGTTGGTGTATACCGGTCTTTTCTCAAAGCGTTTGCCATGCGCCAATGCTTAATTACAATCACACCATTATCAAACTGATAAATGTATCTTTTTTCCAATAGTTGCTGTAAATCAGCCACGCTTGCGTGAGCTTTAAACATGGAAACTGATACCTGATTGCAAAATCCGTCATCGTCAGCAGACATAGATAAATGCAAATATAAGGCCTGCGCACTTGATGATAAAGCCATGAAATTATCATCATCAGTGACTTTTTTTGTGAACATTCTACGTTCTGCCATTTTTAATCTCCTATTTTCTTCAAGTTTCGGTTGATATATTTTAATCTTTTTCCTCGTGGTTTATATTGTTATATCTTTTTCTCAATGTGTTCTGCACCTTGTTCATACCCTTGAAGCCACCGACAATAAAAGCTATCTCTGCTCTATTTTCCGTTGCCCTTGTTTCCGCTTCCATATCACGCAGTCCGTACTCTGCCTGAATAATTTCATTTGCAGTAATTCTTTTCAGAATTTCTTCACATTTCTTCTTGCTTAAAATCTTCATTCTGCTTCGCTCCTTTCAGCCGTTCGGCTATCTCGTCAATCTCTTCTTCTTCCAAGATTGTAAAGGCATATTTTTCTTTAATGAACTTTATAGTGTCATCAACACCCTTGTTATAATTATCAAGCCTAGCATTTCTATATTTCAATATCTCATTATTCAAAGTTTCTTCGCCCCAATCTCCGCTATCAAACCATTCAACAGCTTTAAATACAGGACTAAGTGCTTCAAAAAGTGTTTCTATTCGTATACTTGCCGACTTGATATACTCAACTAGTCTCTGTGTATCTTTAGCCACATCTTTAAAACCCGCACTATTCAATCTATCAACCATATCTTGCAGTAATTCTGTTGACGAACCATTCATAAGCTCGTCAATATCTTTGCAAAACAAATAATTCCAACTTCCACCGCTCATTCCGAATCACCTACTTTCTTTGGTTTTTAGATAATTAAACCCTTTATATGCTTTTTAGCTCTTTCAAATATCTTATCGTGAATATAGCTCTTGATATCGTTGTAACAATCTTCGCATAAGTCACTTATCGCTGTCTTTTCATTAACATCGGGATAGCCTCTTTCTGCGTAATCACCAGGGTAAATATCAAAACCTGTTATTTTATAACAATTGCTACAAAATTTGCCACAAGCATCACATTTGTACGCTTTACTCATTCTGAATCACCCGCTTTCAATAAATCCATAAACTTTTCATACTGTTTCTGCGATACCTTGTTATGCTCTTTTTCCGGCTTTAAGCGGATTATAAGGTGTTTTTCTGCGATAGAGGACAATTCCCTCGCTAACGCTTTTTTACCTTGCTGTATGCCCTGCATATAGCCTTTAGGTGCTTTTCTTTCGCCTATTGAACCACTAGCACGATTTTCTCCTTGACCGCCTAAACTGACATTCCGAAGCTGATAGCCCTTATCAGCATATAGCTTGATGTAATACTTCTCTTTCTCGTCAAGCTGACTTTCGGGGAAATTCAGAAATTCAACTCGCCAGCCATAAGGATTTTTCTCTTTGTCGTACAGCTTGTGGCGTTTCAAACTAAGGTCTATGTGCTGTTCGTAGCCTACAAGGTGGCTTGCCAATCTGCTAAGTGTATGTACCGCCTGTCCGATATACGCATACTTAAATCCGTTTTCATCTTCTCGGAGTAGGAAGTAAATCCCACTCCTGTCATTCAGCTTTGGATTCAGCTTTAATAACCGCTTTTTATTCTCTTGTTCTATTGCCTTGGCTCTTGCTATGTTCTGATAATTCAATGTTTCCACCTCTCTTTACAATATCAATTGCCGTCTGCATAGCAACCTCATTTATAGCGTTTTGAATTTCGAGTTTAATTCTCTTTTCGATATATGCTTCCGAATCTCGCAATATTAGTATCATCTGACCAATACCCGAATGTATCATTATTACCGTAGGCTCTGACGCTTACTACAGCTCCGTCCATTCCGTCAGCAATGAAATCATCCGTATAATTAGTGCTGTAAAATGCTGTATAGGTCGTATCGTATTCTTTGTAAGATCCATCGGCTTTTGTGACACGCACCTTATAGGATGTTGCATTTTCGACTTCTGACCACTTTACCGCTACGTGACTGTAGTTAAAATACCTTGATGCACTCTTGTAGTAAGATGCATATTTTACTGTCGGTGTACCGAGAACGCATTTCTCAAGCCAGTTTTTCACAAATTTGTCGATTGCATCTTTTAAAGCACCATCGGGCTCGAAATTGATGCCTGGAATCTTCACAGATGGTGGATTAAGTGGTGGTGTACAAGCTGATACTGGTACAGCATTAAAAACCCCCATTGCAATCACACAAGTCATAGCTATTATTGTTCTTTTCATTTTTCTACACATTGTTTTATCCTCCTTTAGTCTCATACTCACACCTCTTTAATTAAATGGTAATTCCTCGTCAATACCATCAGGAATTGACATAAAGCTATCATCGGGTTTTGGCTGTGGCTCTGCACTGCTGCCACTTGAATTTTTACTGTCACAAAATTCCAACTTAGATATGTTGCAATCGTTAGTGTAGACTGTGTTTCCGTCTCTATTCTTGTAACTGCCTGTAGTCCACTCACCGATAACTGCTATCTTTGAGCCTTTAAATACGTGCTTCTCTACTGTTTCAGCAATCTTGCCAAAAGCCACGCAGTTAATGAAATTCGCCTTATCGTCTTTCTTCTTAAAATTCTTGTCAACGGCAAGTGTAAATCTTGCTATTGCCATTGCATTTTCGCCCTGTGAATATCTAATCTCAGGGTCTCTAGTTAATCGGCCCATTAATGCTACAAAATTCATTATTTTTCCTCACTTTCTATATCAATAATTTCTTTGCATTTAACAATTTCAAAATCTCTATCCCAAGAAGAACAACCGCTTTCAGCCTGTTTTGCTGTTCTGTATGTTTTAATTGCTGTATCTTTCAATTCATCAACTTTGACAAAATGAAATTCTCTTGATAAACCGCACCATATTTCAGTACGATTTCGTCTCATAACGACATATCTTGTCCTTTCTATTCTCAAAATGGGTATTCATCTCCTTTCTAAAAAGGGCACTCATTAGGATTAGCAAGTAGCCACTCCTTGTTGCGCTCTGCAACATCCACATTCGCCCCACAAGCGACTTTTTTCATCTTCTCGATAAAACTATCTCTATCAGAATTTTCACTCGATAGATGGCACATTATGACGTTCTGCAAGCTATCTGAATAATTTGCCTTAACAAAATCGCAAGCTGTGTCAATGGATAAGTGACCTCTGAAAACGTGATTCGCTTTACCTGTGTTATCCCTGCCAATTAAATCTTTGTCATAATTCACACCTAAGAGAATGTGGTTTATGTCCCTAAACTTCCACTTGACAACCTCACAATCGGTTATGTAAAGCATTCTCCCCATTTCCTTGTGAGTTATCAGAAAGCCGTATATCGGACAAGGTTCGCCGTTTGCGTCTGTGTGTGTCCAGCTTCCGTCTATTGTTGTTAAATCAAAAGGCTTTACTACAAATCCGCCCATGTTCATTGATTTACGGCCATCACCTAAATATGGGGCAAGTATCGGTATTCCCATTGATTTAAAATCGTTCAATGACCTTGAATGGTCGTCAATAATGCTCGTGTGAAATAAGGCAACCTACTATATTTTTTACATTCCAATCACACATCTTTTTTATGTCTTTAATCCCCATTCCCACATCAAGAATAAGTGTTTCGCTTTGTGACATAAGAGCGTAAGAATTTCCTTTACTTCCAGTTCCACAACATTTCAATTTGAGCATTACATCACCTCGCTTTCTTTTTCAAACTTCCATACATATCCACCGGCTTGTTTTCTCACGCTCCCTTTGCTGTTATAAGGCTCTTTATTTGCAACTTGTAAAATATTTCTTCCACAAACACCGGTATTTCTGCTTGCCTCCATTGCATTGCAATACGAATTGATAAATTCTCCGTTTAATGAGTACTGGATGATTTTTCCTTTCTTAAACTTCTGCACATTTCTCTTTTCTTTCTTGTTTCTTCCGTGAATAGCTCTGCCTTGGTTATAAGCAATCATTCCGTCTAATATATGAGGATTTTCCATTAAAGTTAGCCTTTTATGTTCAATTCCACTGAGAATTTGCAAATTACTAACACAATTATTCTGCTTGTTTCCGTCTCTGTGGTGTACTTCATACCCATTTGGAATTTGCCCTATGAAAGCCTTTGCAACTGCAATATGAACTCTAATAGTTTTAACTTCTTTGTTCCTGTCTGTTGCCCTAAAAGATAAATACCAACCATTTTTATTGTTTGTTTTAACAAACTGTCCTCTGCTATCTTTCCAAAAGCTCTTAATTAAACCGCTATCAGAAATTGCATATAATCCCTCGTAACCCTTTATCCATTTCCAAATGTTTCCATCATTAATAAAATTAGTAAGTTCGCTTTCTTCAACATCTATTCCTACCCTCTTTACTGGGATTATTCCTTTCTCTAATAGCTTGTCATATTCTATGAGCTCATTTAAGTCTCTGGAATAAAAATGTAGTCGTTTTCCGTTGACGTATCTTCTTAGTATATATGATTTTCCAACCTTAGATATTCTTGGATAAAAACTCATTCAAATCACCGCTCCTTATCCGCTACACCTCGATTTCATCATCCTGCGAAAACCGAAAAACGCTTAGTTTTCTAGTCTTTAAAATTGTGCATCCAAGTTCATCTAATGTTAGTATTTCCCTTATATCTTCACGACTTCCCTTCGTATAAAGTTTCAAAGTTTCCAATCTCTTATACTGCTCTCTAAGCATTTCCATAGCCTTATACGATTTCTCCTTGGAAGAGTACTCGCCTAATACATATTTCTCTCCATTGTATAGTGCTATAACGCTCTCCATTGCGTGACACACAACTATCTGCTCATAGGGCAAATCAACATTGCCATGCTGTGAAATTATTCTCATATCAGCCCTCCTCGCTCTGCATGAACGGCGGTAGCTCCTCTGACTGCTTGTCAGCTGTGTCGGTCGGCTCCACATCAATTATGTTGTCCTCGTCAAAATCTACTGTGTTTGCGTTCTGCTCAATATCATAAGCAACATCCTGTTCAAGCATTTCATCGCGGCTGATTTCCTCGTAATCATCTTCTTTACCAAAACCGCTATGAGTATTGTTGATAGCTTTGAGAAGTCTGTTCTTAACAGTTTTCATAGCCATCTGGTCTGCGAATTTTTGATGAACTCCGTTTCCGGTCTCCTTATATCCGTATCCCTGTTTCCAAGCTGTCTTTATCTGTGCCATAGTCATAACTTCTGCAATCTTCTCACCATTTCCCATAATTGCTACTGCATAAGCACCAACAATCTTGTCATTGTCGATATTCTCGAAGCTCTGTTCGTGGCAATCAATAATTGTCTTTGCGTCCTCTTTGTGGTACTTGAATACATCCCCTTTATAAATAACTGATGCATTAATGTCTTTAAGCCCATATCTTCTAGCAAGGCAAGTTGCACCATAAACAGACGGCTGACAGCTTAATTTGCCCGCATAAGCGACTGGGTAACACTGCTTCTTTCTTATTGATAATCCGTCTGTCACCATTTCGATAAGTGCATTTTCAATACTTGCCCTTGTGCAACTCTGTAATACAGGCTTCTTATTCATATCCTGTGTGTCCTGTAAAATAAGCATTGCTGACATAAGCTCGTTTGTGTAGTTGTAATCTTTAGGGAATGTTAAGCCGAATTTCTCTTTCTGCTTGATTTTCACAACCATTCCCTCTGTAAAATCTTTTGCTACAAGCTCTCTGCTTTCAGCTTCTTTCTTTTCCGCAACTGCTGTATTCTCTGCCATAATTAATCCTCCTAAACCTCATTAAAAACCTGGACCGCAAACAGTTCATTAGGTGTCTGCTTGAATAAAACTCCGTCAGATATGACTGTATACATATATCCGTCATACTTAAGCTCTACAGTATGTTTTCTCCCGCCCATGTAATAATTTCTCTTCTTAATACTCATTTCTATACCTCCTATAATCCAAGTAACTTTTTAATTACTTCTCTCATTCTCTCGGCTTCACCACTCAACTGCTTCTCGCTTTTATCAGCAAGTCTAATCACTGTTTTGTACTCTTCCTCTGAAACCACCTCTTTAAGCGCACGTAAAACAGTGACCGCCTCTGCCATAACATGGCTTTTTATGCCTCTAAATGTAACTTCTCCGTCTTTTGCTTTAATCATTTCTATACCTCCATATTTTCAATCACAAGCTCTTTGTCCTGTGTATGCTTTAACATAATCAACTGGTTATCAATCTGTGGTATTCTCCAATCGTCAACGCTCTCTGTATCATCGATGATAATTGGAAAATTAACGCTTGCCGCTTTCTGAAAAGCTCGGCACACGTCAACCTCAACTAACATCCTTGCACCATGATTGAGATTTCTCGCATACGCTTCACCATTGTAAACAAAGTCGCAGCACTCCTCGGTATCACCATTTAAGAGTGGTCTGAAAAGCTTTGCTGTGGCAAAATCAAGGTATTTGTTCACATCAGCCTGTAAAAGCTCATTCTTCTTGCGTGTAAACTCTTTCAGCAAATCAAGTTTTCTCTCCCAATCAGCTATCTCTTGATTGAGGTCTTTTCTCTTATCTTCAAGGTCGGCTATGCTATCGTCTATACGCTTGTTATTTGCCACACCAAGCTCAATCTTTGTATCAACTGATGAAACTTGCCTTAACAGTTCGTTTCGCTCGTTTTTGAGCTTTCTGATAAGCTCTGATGTATCGTTTTCATCGGCAAGAGCTTTCTCTTTTTCCTCGATTTTAGCTTTAAGTGCCTGATACTCACTGTTGCCTGTCATGTCAACATCAGTAGGTACCATTCCAAGCTCTTTAGCGATGTTATCACGTTCAAACTCGTTAGCAACAGTATCACGCTTTTCTGTCAGCTCCTTAAGTTCTGCTTCAAGGTCAGCTATTTCTTTATTCTTATCCTCGATAGTCTGTTTAAGCCCCTTGCTAGCACTTAACAAAGCATTGCCCTTATCCTCAAGCTCTTTAAGCTTCTTCAATTTTTTATCACTAAAATCAGTTCTCAAACTCTCTATTGTATCTTCCGGCAATCTCTGACCACACATCGGACAATTAACACTGCTTTCATCAAAGGAAAGTGCCTTTGCTTTTTTCCAGTCAGCACGTACCTTTGCTAAGTCTATTGCGCAATCTCCAATCTCTCTTTCGGAGCTTTTAATGCTAGCTTTTCCGGCTCTTATCATTGACTCTGTTTTGCGGATTGAAACATCGAAGCCGTCAATCTGTAACTGTAGCTCCATGCGCTTTTTCTGATTGTCAGCATTGGCTTCTCTCTCCATGTCAGAAAGCTCAAATTTAAGGTTCATAATGTCCTCTGTAGCTTTCTGCTTATCCTCTAAAATCTTGTTATAATCGGACAGCTTATCTTCAATTTCCTTAAGCTGTGGCTCATAGGTTTTCTTCTGCAATTCAAGCTCTGCAAGGTCTGTGTACTCATTGGTGGAATGGATTGTATCAATCCTTGTTGAGATTTCGTCTCTTTCCTTAACAAGTCCTTTTGAGCCACTCCTACCGCCTGTGCCGTTTAGCTTGCCACGACATACTTTTTTGAGCTGGTCAACGTCTCCATCATCAAACATCGGCTTAAGCTCGGCAAACTGTGGAAACATATCGCAGATTTCTTCATCAGTATGTGTTCCAAAATAACTTGCAAGCGCTAATCTCTGCTCGGCCTGTGATTTGTTGAGTAATGTCATAGCATTTAAGCAAAATGGTAATACTCCAAGCTCTGCCATGTTGTCATTGATGTACTGATTGTAGTCAGCCATTTTGTATGGCACATCATTGATTGAGTAATCAGTAACACTGCCTGTAATCTCACCTTTTTTGTTGCGCTTCTGCCTTGTAACCTTTTTCAGAGTCTTTTCTTTTCCGTCAATCTCAAAGGTAACAGCTCTTACAATGTCAACATCGTCAATCTCAACTCCATTTTCATCATGTGGTCTTATGCCTGTAATTTCTCTGTCATTCTCATCGTGGCAGTTCAGCACATCAAGAATAATTCTCTTAACTGTTGATTTGCCGACTTCATTCTGACCGGACAACACAGTTTTCATTGAAAAATCTGCGTCTAATGTGTTTTTGCCGTAGAATTTACAAAAATTCTGCGCAAATACATGTGTAATCTTCATTGCGTTTCCTCTCTTTCTATTTGTTTATGGTTTTTAGAATCAAATTTCCGTGTAGGCTTGATTTTTTAACAACTCTCAAATACGAGTCCGATTCCGATACAAAAAGCCACTCACTTGCCACATAATGAGCCTTGTTGAGCAATAGCTTCTGTTCTCTTGTTAATGGCTTCAATCGGTATCTTGTATCGCCTAACCTAATTCGTCTTACATTGTCGCTCATTTAGTTTCTCCATTTCTTTATCTAATAACGCTTGAAAGTCAAATGATTTGTCCTCGTGCCGTTTAGCTCGATATAGTTCTTGTAGGTAATCGCTAGCACTCTGACGTTTCAATTGGCTACCAATCGCAGTAGATGTCAAGATTTCCATTTCCGCCCCCTTCGTCATATACAATTCCTTGTATGCCAACAGGAGTATCAACCACAACTCCATGTGGTAAATCATCACTTGCAATTACTACATACTCATTTTCATCAACTACAAGCCCGTGCTCGTTTAAATGTCTGCCCGGAATATTCAGTCCGCCTCCAGGTAACACTCTCTGTGAGTACCACGTATAAGTGTAATCACCATATCTGACTCGCCCTAGCTTCTTAAACCGGCTACAACTGTATTTCTTACGGCAAGTCGGAACTGTTGGCTCTTCAAAGGCCTGCTCAACTACAACCGGCTCATTCTGAACTACTGTCGGTTCAATCTTCCCTAGCATTACATCATTTAAATAGGAAGAAACACCAGCCGTCAGCTCAACTTTGCTATCTGCTTTCGTTACCATTGGCTTTAAGGTCATAGTTCCAATTATTGAAATTGATAACATCAATATCAGGTTTCTTTTTCTCATGCGGTTCGCCCTCCTCTATGAGACATATGGCAATCAAAATCAGCCAAAATACTGTTACGATTGCTCCAACGATAATACTCGCTGTCTTAATTCCGTATGCCACCGACAATCCAAGGAAAAATGCAAAAGCTAATGCTCCGAAAATCGAATAGCCACAGCCGGTGTAGAATTTTTGCTTTAGAGTTCTTTTTCTCATACAATCACCTCACTATGCAAAACTCTGTTGAGCATTTGCGTCCTGAATAAGCTCATCAAGATACTTAGGCACGACATAGCAATCAATAAACTCATGCACATCGTCTATATACTTCCTCTTGATACTTTTATAGGTAGATACACAACCATACTCACGTTTTAACTGTGTCCATATATCAGAAAATGTCTTATGCCTGATACTGTTATCCCTGTATGCTTCGCTCTGCTTGCCACCGAGGATATTTACAACTCTGCGCTTAACATGCTGTTGTATCTCGTCAATATCGCAACTGTAAAGTGGTACATTTTCCTTAAGCTCGCTCACATCATCTTTGATGTCGTTTACTTTCTGCTCTAATTCTGTATAGCCCTGTGCCAACAACTGTATCTGACCGCCTGTTGTCTTTGGCATACCATAACTGCCTGTTTTTCTGATTGACGGAAGTACCTCGTCCATTACCCACCGCTCAAACTCCTCTGCGCTAGGCAATTTTGATTTCATAATTAGTCGGTAAATATCACCCTCTGTTATGAATAAAACATCTTGATTTCCACTATTGGTAGGGATGTTCCATTTTAGAACCCCCTTACAATGAGTCTGCACCGCCTTATGAGGTATTGCATATCCTAACGCTTTTGCAACATCACTTCCGGCAAAATATGTCTTATCGTCTTTAGTGATAGTTCTAATTTCTCCGAATTTTTCATTATTGAAAATTTGTAAATCGTTCATGTTTTCTCCTTTCTGTGTTATAATCCTCTTATTCTAAATAAGAAAAGAGGTGAAAAAATATGTTTCTAAAATTTCAAATAACTTGTACTTGTCACAATAGATATACTGTTAATGAAGATATATCTGCTGACAAGATTATTTGTCCTAACTGTGGTAAAGAATATCCTAGTTCTGCCAAACTTCTTGATATTCTTAATACTGCCAAAGAAATCCCTAATGGTAACTCAATGTCAGAGGAATTTCCGATAAGGGTTATTTCGGAGAATGAAGATATGAATACGACTCTACATTAATCTTCATATACTCTAAGAAACCCTTGATTTGTGAAACGGACAGATTGTGTTCAGCAAGTATTTTTTTTACTTCCCTTGCCATTTCGGCACATTCCTGTCCGTTTCCTCTCATAAACGTCATGAAGTTTTCGCCATCTATGTCGTTTCCAAGTTTTTGATTTAACATAGGTATTAATTCCATTCGTTACTCCTTTCTCTCTACTCAATAAAATAAGAAACTTCTACGCCAAAATAATTAGCAATCTTAATTAGCTTGTCTGTTTTTGGCATTGATTTTCCCGACTTCCAATCCGAAAAAGTGCTTCGCGCCATTCCAAGCTCTTCTGACAGTTTGTAAAACGAAACGTCTCTAGCTTTTATGAGCGTGTCAAGTTTTTTAAAGCTCGCCTGTCGTTTTTTCTTATTCAATTTCCCATCTCCTTTCTTGACAATAGTTAGGAAATCCGTTGCTATAAAAAGCGCCATATAAGGCAACGGCTGTTAGAGGTAGTACGCTAACAGCTTTTGTTTTTAGTTCAAAAATCCTAACTAAGCCTTGATAAAAATTAGAAAATCGTGTATACTATGAATTGTCCAGAAACATAATATTATTTTCTCAATTTTATTTTTTATTGAGTTGAGATTTCCTAACTTCTTTTTTCATTCTACATTAGGAAGTCTTATTTGTCAACCCCAAATGTTGAGAAATCACAACTTTTTTTAAAGGAGATTTTCTATGTACGAAAGATATTGTAAATTAAGAGACTCAAAAGGGTTAAATGATGCAGAAGTGGCTAAATATGGTGGTTTCCCTAAAAGTACCTTTTCAGATTGGAAAAAAGGAAAAAGCAGTCCAAAATTGTTTAAGCTGGTAAAAATTGCAGAATGTCTTGATTGTTCACTTGATTATTTAGTTACCGGAAAAGAGCACCATTCAGTTGTTGAAGAGGCAACAAAAGACTTGGCTCTGTCGAAAATGGATAGTAGAATCAAGGACTACGCGTTGAAATTATCTAAATTGTCGGATAAAGAGCAAGAAAATATTATGAATTTAATAGATATGATGTATGAAAATACTAAAAATAAATCAAATTAATAAGAAAGGTGGTATTTTACATGAGTAAAACTGTTAAATGTCCTAAATGGGGTTGTGATGGTGTTGGCATACCTGTTGATACCAAGAAAAAATTCTCATTCGGTAAAGCACTTGTCGGCAACACAGTAGGCGGTCTCTTCGGACCTGTCGGTGCCGTTGTCGGTACAGCTACCGGAATTAAAGGCAAGAACGGCAAAACAAAGTTTGTGTGTTCAAAGTGTGGTAACGTTTGGGAAAAGAAAATATAGCCACAAGGCAGAGTTTTTACTCTGCCTCTATTTTTCCTTTAATAAATATGTACAAGTACAATAACAGGTCTTTATCTTCCAAGCCCTCAATCATTTTAATTATTTCATCCTTATATTCCATACAATACTACCTCCGATACATTAATTATAGAACATTTGTTCTTAAACGTCAATATTAGGACGGCAGAAAAATCCACCGCCCTACCGAAACTTGAAGAGTTCTCTTATTTGAGAACATCATTACTGTAGCACTTTAAAGCGTTTTATTTTGTCGAATATTGACAACATGGACTGCAAAGAATAGA